GCAGACGACTATCCGAGTCCCAAAAAATATCGCTTACCAAGTCCAGCAGTATGCGGTGTGGCTTTCACGTCAGGGCGTAGAAAATAAAATTGACTAAAACTCTGTAGTCCCATAAGTCATTTCAAACCCGCGATGCGTCGCGGTTATCTATAAAAAGCGATCGCCCCCAACCAAGAGCGATCGCTTTTTCGTAGCCCCAGCAGCATGATCCTCAAGCCACCCGTGCAACCCCTTGTGAAAAGCGGCACATCTGCCCATCAATCTCAACAACTTTCATCGTTTTGGTGACAAACTCCGCTCTTGGGTTCGTTTGGCTAAACCCATCCGGAGTCCTCAACCATGCCATTGAATTCCCTCCCCACGCCACAAAGCCCGCAGGTTCAACCCCTATAGGCGTGGGAATGGCTTGCCAAAGAGGGCTATCTGCGGGCGGCACATCAGATTCTGCACACGGTTCCCATGCAGACCCTCTGGTCACAACATCGCTTAGTTGCCCCGCAGCAATCAACTCATCTTGATACTGCCGAAGTAGAGGCTCCTTGCCCCACCACGCACCAACGAGAGCGATCACACCTACTCGCCCCAAAACAAATCGGGACAAGCCAATATTAGTCAGCCTGCTGAACTGATACGGGATTGGATACCCATTTAAGTTGATTGAATGAATTGTCGCAACTTCTCCAGAATCCTCAGATTCAGCCCAAAGTTTTAAGGTTTGATTATCCACACTGGCACCTTCATAGTAGTGCTTCGATACTATCTCATTCTCCACTTTGTCCTCGTGATGGGTGTCACCCGCTTTTACAATATCCTTCGCACCAAACTCTATTTTCAAAGCCTCAAAAAGAATCCTGATAGTTTTGTAATAAGACGGGTGTTTTCTCTTAAGAATCGAGTCGATGGTAGGGAGACTAATACAACCACTTCGTCCCTCGCAAGCTAGCTCCCTAAGCTGGTATAGTGTCAAACCACGACCAACACTCATTCTGTTTTCAATTTGCCGCAGCCCTTCATCTGAGAGAAAATAGAGCGTCCGCTTTTGATTTCTACGCATCATATTCCTTGTTGATACCTCACAGGAAAAGAATACAGCAATCTGAGGGCTAAATCAGTAAGTATTTATCCTAAAGCGTGAGATTTTGCGAGATTTAGCCAGATATCTTGAGACTTTGCAGGCAAGTCGGTTTAGATGCGATTTAATAATAGTGGAACGGGCTTAGTCCCTACTGCCAAGAGGCAAAAACTTGGAAAAAATTAAACAATTACGACAACGGTTTCCACTAACCGCAGTCTTGCTATTGATTACAGTATTGACCCTATTCCTGTCATTCAAAAATCCTGCCAACTTAGAGCAAGCGGAAATTTCAGCCGTGGGCAGCTTGATTTCGTTGTTGTTTGAGAATGTCGTGAAATTAAGTAAAGGAGACTCAGATGATGAGAAGTCCGATTAGCTCAGTTAAATTTGAGATAATAAAAGGTATAGATGCACCCTTAACTCACATTGACCCCAAATCCCTTGGGGCTTTTTCTATTTAAACCACAGTGGCTCAAAACGCTCATCGCTGGGAGAACCTTTATGAGGTTCCTACAGATTCACAGTTTCTATCGGTGTTCTACTCCACCGGAATGCAGGACTGGAGAAAGTGCCTGCATTGCAATGCTGTGGGAAAACTGAGGCTTAACGGGAAAATTCAAGTGACTCCCGCAAGGAAATGGGACAAAAAAAAGGCTGGTGCAAAAAAATGGAGTGAGAACTTGAGCCAATGGAAAGAGAGCCAGATTCAGTCCCGGTAGGGGGGCACTGTTGCTACGATTGCTGGTTTTTCATTCCAGGTGACCGCTGTGAGGCGGGTAAAGCAAAGTACCACTACCCTGGGGTGACCAACGATTGCTCACACTGGAAAGCCCGCTGGGGGAACAATCAAGTTGACAGGCTAACGGAACCCGACACGACAAGTCCTGGGTGGGGTATTTTTCATGAATGAGAAACCCCCGGTCATCCTTGTTGTAGAAGACGACGGAGTTGTCAGAATGAATTTAGTTGAGCTTCTCTCTATCGAGGGCTTTTCCTATTTAGAAGCTGGCGACTTGAGGACAGCTCTTAACTTAATTTTTCAAGTCCCATCAATCGACTTAATAATCTCCGATTTAAAACTGGGGGAAGGCGGAGAGGAAGGGATTACCATCTTAGATAGGATTCAAAGAGACAGCAAAGCTAAAGACATTCCAGTTATATTCCTCAGCGCTTATGCAGAGCGGGAAACAATCGTTAAAGCAATGCGTGCAGGAGCCGTTGATTACTTGATAAAGCCTTATACCCGCGAGGCATTGTTAGGCGCGATCGCTACGCATTTAGGCAAGATAAAACGCACCCCAGTTGAAGTTAAACCCAAGATTCAATACTATATAATCCTCCACTCTCCCGCTCATGATGGGGAGAAAATTATATTAGAACCTCTACACACAATAGGCAGACATCCGAAAGCAACAACGCAAATTCCTGACGAACACGCTTCTCGTGTGACGGCGACACTGCAACGAATGGCGAAATCAGATCCCGTTTACACAGTGTTGGTAGACGGACGGGTAACAGGGCAGTCAACCAACAAACCGAGTGCCAACGGAGTTGTATTAAATGGCAAACGAATTGTAGGTTATGCACCTCTAAAGAATGGCGATAAAGTCCAGCTTTCCGGCGAGAGTTGGTTCGAGTACTGTATAGAGCTACCACCAGCAGAAGAAGGCGAAGATGGAAAAGCCACTGTCACCTAAAATAGCCACAGCAAACAGCTATCTTGAGCTAGCTATTTCGTTAATTGCTGGTACAGCTTTGGCTTTAGGGGTTAGTTGGGTGTTGAACCACTCCTCTCAATTTGGACTAAGCATTCCTCCCACCCAAAAATTAATTCTCAGCGCCTTCCCAGTAGTATTAGCAACAGCTAAATGGAGTGCGGGACAAGTTGCCTTACTTCGGCAAAAGGTAGAAGCAAACTCGTTGCAACTAACCGAACAAGAAAAAATAAAAGAAACCCTTGCCCGACTAGATAGAGAAGTGCTTTGGAGTAAGATTCAGATAGAGAATCTATACTCTAGACTTGAAGAATTAGAAGATAAGGATTGATGCCAGATTTTCTTACTATTGCCAGTTTATTAATTAAAGGCTTTGAAAGCTGTGAGCTAGAAGCCTACCCTGACCCAGGAACAAAGAGAGAGCCAATTACAATTGGCTGGGGTTGCACTCAAAAGTTAGACGGTAGCCCTTGGCATTTAGGTGATCACATTACCCAGGAGGAGGCTGACGCGCTCTTTGACTATCAGTTAAAACAAGTTTATCTCCCAGCTCTGGAACAAATACCAAACTGGAGTAAACTCACCAACAATCAGAAAGCGGCTTTGTTATCTTTTGCCTGGAATAATGGTCCATATTTTTACAATACGGAAGGGTTTGCTACTATTACCAAGCTGCTGAATCAACAACAGTTTGACCCTAGCTATGTCGATTATACTTTTACGCTGTATCGTAATCCTGGTACAGACATGGAAGACGGGCTTAGGGATAGAAGGATTATTGAAGCACAGCTCTTTTGCAAGCCTGACAACGACAGCAAGAAAACAACTGCATCATCAAATATGCCTGCTATTTTTAGAACTATCCACCAGACTTTTTTAAAAACAGAACCTCATAGCGCGTCTCTACTTCCTCCCGAAAAGAAAGTGGAGTTACCAGAAAACGTATATTTTAAAGCAACAGATTTCCAGCCTGCCGGGAAACATTACAAACTAGTTTTAGAAGCTCAAACTATTGCGTGGGAACGCAACAAGTTAATCAAAAGCGTGTCCCTTCCTGCGGGAGAATGGTATGCATATGGAAGCCCACAGGCGGCAGACCCGCACGTCGAGGTTTACCTTCCACCTAGCTTGCAGGTTGCCGCGCCTCCCCTCTCTCCTACGGCAATACCAACACCCTTGGCAACATTTAAAATGCGCCTCCCTGCTCATTCGGATGATGCACTAATTACGGGAACCTTTGACCTCGTGGGCACAAAGAAGCCGCGCCAGTTTACTTGCACCTCCGGGGCACGAGGTTATCAATACAGGGGAAGTACCCACATCAAGGGCAAAGCCCCTTTACCAAGCTGCCAAGAGTTGGGAATTGAGAATTATTGGATACTCACCGAACAGTTAGAGCGTTTTCAAACCAAAGGAATTGAGGGATACGCTTTTTGGATACAGCCTGACCCAGTTGAAATTCGGGGAGTGATGAGGGGCGAATTCATGGTTCATAACGACACCAATCGCTCGATCGCTCCTGGCAGTAGTGGTTGCATCGTTTTCCTGTTCGATAATGGTTGGAATATCTGGCGCGACTGCATGGCAGAATTTAGAGCAGCAGGGATTGCTAAAATCCCTTTAAAAGTCATCTATAGCTAAGGCTCATCGTCGAAAGCTGCATCCCAATAGCGCACACTTCTAGGACTTATACTCTCAGTGGGATACTCTATTGAGTGCGCAGGACGTGGCAGCGGGGAAGGCGGGGCTGAGTTCGGATTGTACTTGTAAAAGTCAGCCTGGTCTTGAATATTAGCTTGCTCTTCTAAGTCGGTGGTTGTGGGATGTAGGGTAGCTGGCTTGTTGGTAAAGACAGACTTTATTCCAAGTGCGATCGCACCTACCCCACCCAAGACGCTACTTGCTGCCGTAAGGGGAATCTTATCTATTCCCATAACCTTATCTCCTGGTACAGAAGCCAAGACGGAAGCCAGCGTACTAGCAAGCCCAAGGCACACTGCCGCCGTCACCCCTGTCCAGGTTGTTATCTTATCAATGTCGTGGGCATTATATTCAGGCATAAATCTCTCGCTCTGCTGTACCAAGCTTCCTATAAAATAACCCAGACCTACTCAACAATTAAGGTCTGGGTTAAAGCCCGAAATTCTTAACAGCTCAATCGCCGAACTTATTCCTACACTGGCGCTGCCATCACCGATTCAATCCAAGCGATCGCCGCATCTCCAACGCTTACCCCACTAGCCCTTAGGACCTGCACTTTCCCTTGGTAGCTGGCGCGGGCGTTCTCTTCGGTTGGGAAATGGGATTTAGCCCAGCCAACCGCTAAGTTTTCCACCAACCGAACAAATAGATCTGGCGGCAAGTCAGACGGCGCTTCACACTCATAATGCTTGCACCAATCAGCGATCGCTTTTGGGTTGTGCCCCGTTTTCTCCCGAATTTTCTTGATAGCCGCATTTTGTTGGGGGTAAAGAGAAGGGTGCGAGACTGGGGCTACAACCTTAAGTTGAGGCGAACCACCGCTCAGGGCTTCCAACAAGTCACCGTTCTCGCTCTTTGGTCTGGGTCGAGCTTTTTTAGCTGGCTCACCCTTTTCATCCTGCACCCAGCCATTGTTGTAAGCCGCTTGGTAAGCTCGCCCATCGCCCTTCCCCCGCATATACTTGACAAAGCTGTCGCGGCTCTTTTTCTGGTCATCTAGATACGCCCCAATCCCAAACTGTTCAGCCGCATCCCGGAAGGCATGACGCGCCGCATTGACGACGGGAGAGCCAATAATCTTCTCCTTGCCGTCGTCATTCAATTCTGGGAAAACTTTGCTGTCAGCAATCCCTTCTCTCGTCACTCCACAAATCGTCAAGCGGCAAATCATTACCGTTTCATTGCCACTCAAAAACGGTCCCTTCAGTTCGTCACTCCAATCGCTAGGACAAATTTCATTAAGGCGATCACGGATAGCTTGATGGGGCAAATAGAACCATTTACTTCCACCGGGAAGCTTGCGTTCTTTGTGAGCTTCAGGGGGGAACCAAGCGGCAAGTTGACGCAGGATGTCGTCTAAATTCATTGTTCGTTTTCTCCTTAAAAGTTAAGACAGGCACTTTACGCCTGCCGGATTGATTGACCTTAGTTAATTAATTGAATTGTCAATATTTTAAGGCCTTATTGATTGCGCCATAACCGCGATACGTCGCGGTTATCTATCACATGAATTGGCAAGATTAGTAATAGTATGAACGTGTAGATAAACACCCTGACAAAAGGTTCAGCAATAGAGAGTAGCTGAACCTTTTTTATTACCTATTTGTCTTTTTCAGTTTCTAATTCCGCTTGAGCGTCAGCAATATTGTCAGCCAGCTCAATTGCTCCTTCAAAATCACCATTCTCAATCGCTTCAATTACGATTTCCTTGAGTTCTTCGATGTCAATAGTCATGATAGGAATGCTCCATGTAGTTGTGGGGTGAGAGCGATCGCTTGTTTCTTGGTGGGAGGAGCGATCGCTTTGCGCTACCCGTTGGGGTAATCGCTTAATAATGTCGCTGTGGTCTAGTGCAAGAGGCTTGAGCGAATCTCTTTAGCATTCTGGTAACACTGCCGAATCGCTAAGATTTCGCGAGTATCAGCATTAACCACCAAGAACTTATCTAGCCCCAAAGGCACGTAATCGCAGTGGTTAAGGTTCCAGATTTGGATGCTGGTCGTTTCGTAGTAGACCTTCTTAGGCTGAACGTCTGGCGCTTTTAGGCTTTGCACCTCTGGTTCAGGTAAGTCAATCGTTGCGGCAATCACAGCCTGTTGAGCCGGATTAGGTGAACAATGCCACGATTTTGCTCCGTCGATGGGGCGTGCTAGCCAACCCGCTGAGGTTCGGTGCATGGTTCCCAGCAGGGCTGAACCAGACCAAATCCGGTACGAGTCGAACTTGATGGAATCGATTTCAATTCCAAGCGGGGTAGCGGCGACAACCTGGGAGAACTGCTCTTGCTCAGTGGCGCGGGAATCAGCCTTTTCAAGTCCCGCTTCAATCTGCATCACGTAGTCGGCATCAGCGGTATCTGCTTGAGCTAAGGCGCTCTCGCAATCGGTTGTTGTTTCCCAGTGACCGCGTACCACTTGGCTGTGCTGGTTGTGTTCGGCGGAGCAGACGTAGCGATCGCCGTCTAGATGGCGGGCGAAAGGGCAGGTAGCGCAGGTTTGTGTCATGATCGGAGTTCTACTCAGTTGTTTTTTCTGGGTTCCCCGTTCTCTGTCGCAGTGCATTCGGTCAGAGGGCGGGTTTTTGTTTTGGGCAAGACAGTTGCTTCCCTATAGTTATATTGAAAATCAATTTGCTTTAATTGTCAATTGATTTTTAAAAAATGATTTGCTATTGTTGGGGCATTGAGTTCAATGACAGACATGGAAGGATTGCTGGCTCAGGCTGGCGTAACGAGAGAAGACTTAGCTTTGCAACTGGACGTTAGTGGCACAACGATAAGAAATTGGATTGGGGGAAGAACCGCCCCCACGCTGAACCCAGAGCAATACGAAACACTGCTAAAACTGTTAGGAGCAACACCAGCAGAATTAACAGCCGCATGGAAAGAATCAACGGCAAATAGAGTCAAACGCAAGCCGGGGAGGAAAAAGCGTAATGACAAAAAATCAAAGGAGTAACAGTTGATGAACGACATCACTCGTCCTGCGTTGCGGTATCCTGGCGGCAAATTCCGCGATGGTTACTGGATTATCAGCAACTTCCCTCGGCACCTAACCTACTGCGAACCCTTTGGAGGGGGCGGCTCAGTGCTACTACTCAAACAACCCTCGACCTACGAGTTCTACAACGACCTCGACGGGGAAGTGGTGAATTTCTTCAAGATGCTGCGCGACAAGGGCAGCGAACTAATTGAGAAAATTCAGCTCACGCCATACAGCCGGGTGGAGCAAGAATTAGCTCGTTTCCCTGATGGAGACGAACTAGAGCGTGCTAGAAGGTTTTACACGCGCAGTTGGCAAACTATGAACGGTGCTGAGCATCGTTACGATTCTGGCTGGCGCAATCTCTACAGACGTAGTCGCGGCTCTAACGTAGTTCGCGAATGGAACAACGTCGAACACTTACACGCGATCGCATGGCGATTGAAGCAGGTTCAGATCGAAAACCGTCCAGCGTTGGATTTGGTTAAGCGCATTGATACAGAGGAGACGCTGTTTTACTTCGATCCGCCCTATGTAAAAAGTACAAGGGCAAAAAATCATCGGGATATGTACAAGTTTGAATTAAACGATGCTGACCATCGGCAAATAGCAGAGGTGGTTCACTCACTATCTGGGATGAGCATTATTTCTGGATATGACTGCGAACTGTATCAAGAACTCTACAAGGACTTCTATCTGGTAAAAAAGAAGACCACTAAAAACCACGGTAAGACTGCTGTGGAATGCCTTTGGCTTTCTCCAAATGTTGCAGCAAGGCAGCAGCAGTTAAGTCTGTTTGAGGTGCAATATGGTTAGCAGTTTTCTTGGAAGCCAATGCAGACGACAAGGAGAGCGATCGCACATGACTGAAGTTGATTCAGCGGAAATTGACGAAAGGGAATGGCTTCAAGCCGCCGCAAACAACCCAGTTTTTGAATTTCTCAACAACGCCGAGGAAGACATTTATACATTAGAGAACGGCAAACTTATGAACCAAGAGCCAATACCCACACAGCCAACGACCGAAGAGCTAAACCAAGCTACTGACCATATCTACCGATGGCTGCAAGATGAAACAGATTATTCAGGGCAAATACTATTTGACTTGCCAAGTTCGGTATACGCCATGTTGCTGGATTTGACACCAGAAGAAATATTGGCAGCTTTTCGGAATCTGGCAGGTATGAAGCAAGAGGAGAGAGATCGCACATGATCCAACAACTAGAGCTATTCCCCCAATCTCAACCCGCAGAACCTCCAGTTAAGTACTATCCCGACTTTCTGTCTAAGTCATCCGCCGACCTGCTACTTGACCATTGCAAAAGCCTAAACTGGCAGCACAACAAAATCAGGATGCTCGGCAAATGGATCGATCTCCCTCGGCTAGAGGTAATGCACGGCGACTCCGACGACTATCGCTACCTCTACTCCGGCTCAGTGGAGCTAAAAGCCAACCCTTGGACTCCCTTGCTTCACTTCACTCGCCACCGAGTAGAGCAAGTCACAAACTTCCGCTACCAACTCGTCATCGGCAACTACTACCGCTCTGGCTCAGACCACATCGGCTGGCATTCTGACAGTGAGCCAAGCATGGGGAAGCTCCCCGCAATCGCGTCCATCTCCCTTGGCGAGACGCGGCGGTTTCAACTCAAGCCAAAGAAGGTGGATCTTGACCCCGTAACCTACGAGCTGGTCCACGGGAGCCTGATTTTGATGCTGCCAGGGTGCCAGGAAAACTGGGTGCATCGGCTGTGCAAAACAGCCAAACCCGTTGGAGAAAGGATTAATCTAACGTTTCGCCCTTATGTGGAGTCAACGCACCAATGATTGAACTAAACCTTACTACCAAAGAAGCTATCAGGGTTGAGAACGAACTTGACTTGTTATCAACCCTTCTCAATCCCAAAACTTCCAGCGAAACGAAGTTGAAACTTTTGGATAGAGAACTATCGCCAGAGGTAAAAAACGTTCACGAAAAACTCAAGGCGGAACTTGACAATTTAGCTCAGGCACAACGGATGCTGTTGCAGCAACCTGAACCACGCACCGATTTAACTTCAGGCGAATTAATCGCATTGACTCGCCAACAAAATGTGACTACGACTGAGTTTCTCGGAGTGCCTAAACTGCCACGAGAAGAAGCGATCACTGCCTACAAAGCGGGTGAAATTACGGAAGGGCGACTCATGGAGTGCTTGGGCGTAGACCGACTGGAAGCAAGGCGAATTGTGCAGGAGGAAACGTGACTCCACTTTAAGCCCACCACATAACCATACGAAAAGAGATCGCACTTTCTGGCAGGCGATCGCTTTTCCATTTAGATAACCGCGACGCATCGCGGTTATCTTCACTCGCCTCCCAACCGTTTCCAATCCTCCAGCGTCAGCCCACCTTGATCCAACAAAGTTTTTAATTGAGCTAGCGTAAGCTTCACATTGCAACTGCCAAACGCCTCAACTAGCTCGGTAAAGCTGCACTCATAGCCGCGCATCATCGCTTCAACTTCCTCTGCTGAATCGAAACGAGGAAGCTTAAAACCGCGCTCCCAACTGGAAATCGTCGTAACCGTTCGATTTAAGTCGTCAGCGAGTTTCTTTTGAGTTTTACCGACTCTCTCTCTTAGGGACACAACAGTCACTGCGTCTAGCATATCTCTCCCTTATTCGCCGCTCAACCGCTTCAAGTCTTCCAGCGTCAGCCCAGTTCGATCCAATAATCTTCCTACTTCCGGAATGGAAAGCTTGAGATGCGCGTGTGAGAAAGCTTCTAAAAATTCCGGGAAAGTGCATTCGTAGGCTCTCAGCACGTCTTCGATTTCAGTAGCCGACGTGAACACAGGAGACTTCTCCTTTGCGTCCCAGCTATATATTGTCCTCATTGCTTTTTTTAGTTCAATAGCTATCTGCTGCTGGGTCTTTCCGGCGCGTTCTCTTAAATACACGATGGTTATTGGGTTGTTTTTTTCTCCAGATCTCATAGAATATTAACAGGTTTTGCACTTAGGTGCGAGTACCTAAGTGCAAAGTGACTGGGTAAAGGACATCAGGGCAGGCTTATGGATTTGGCGTCTCTAGGCTTGCCCACCCTCCAATATTCCAGATCGAGGTAGCACCTCCGGTAGGGGTGTAATACACCTCAACAAATCAGGAAATCTTGACTTACGTAATTCCTTAGTGTTTTCTCAGTGTTTTCTCGGATGAACTCAGGAAAGAATTATGCGAAAAACAACAGATAGCGCCATAAGTTACACCAGCAACACAAGCAGGCTATCCCCTTGGGAGTCCGTAGTTAAGAGTCGTGGGAGTTAGTTGTTAGTTGAAAGACTGCTAGCTCAAAAAAAAGCGATCGCAGTTGAGTTCTTTCCTAGAGAACAGCGATCGCATTACCAAAAAAAAGTATGACTCCATTAAACCACGCGAACTCTTCCGAGGGGATTTCTGCTGACATCCCCGCAGCCTTACAGGAATATCAGCTTCAGCTCAAGGAGAAGGACCAGATCATTGGTCAACTCCAACTCGAAAATCTTGCTCTCAAAGGCTCCTTAAGGGAAGGTTGCCAACTACTACAGTCGCTCGTTCACCTTTTACAGCTTGCCCGCATATCGGTTCCCCAATCCGTAGCGCTGTATTTAGGGCATCCCATCTCCCGACCCCCAATGCGGGTTTCAGCTTCCCTTCCCGTCAGTCAGATGGAAGCGGCTTACCAAGGGCAAGGGAGGCGCGAATAGTGTTTTACAGCAATCCACGACCACGACTCACGACCGACGATCTTCTTCGCAAAGAAAGAGCTGTTTCTACCCTGCTTCGGGATGGCGTCGCACTGACCACCGAAGAATTAATGGGCGAACTCAATCTATCCAAGCCTGATTTGCTCGGAGTCTTAACCCGACTAGAAATCAAAGGAACTGTTCAAAGAACCTGTCGCCGCTGGCACCGTACCGACGGGAGGAGGGGAGCGTCATGACCCAGCCCCTCACTCAACCCTCTGCCTTTGACCTAACCACCGAAATGGCAGGGAAGCATTACTTTTGCGATTTGTTCACAAAAGTCGGAACCGTCCGCTTTGTCCGCGTTCAAGCCTACCCTCCGCATTACACCCCTCGTGCCTTTGCCAACGTCGTTTGGTGGTGGGGCGACCAAGTGGGCGTGAATATCCCGGTAGAAGAACTAGAAGAAATAGAAACCTTTAGCTGCGTTATCAACAAATGACTCTTACCATTGCTCGCGTTGCCGACTTGCAAATAGAAGGCGACTGGGACGAAGCTGCCATTCTTGAGGCGGAATCAGTCTTAAAAAATGAAGAGGGGATACTACCCCCCATTGTCCTCGACCCTAAAAATCGCATTATCCAAGGAGCAACTACTGTCCTGGCTGCCCGTCGGCTTGGAATCAGTATGCTTGCTGCCACTATTGTAAGCGATTCGCCCAAGGCTCCGAGCGCTCTCCTTGAACTCCCCGAAGAGACAAACAGAACGGATGTCCCCACGGCAACCTTACTGGATGCCGACGGGCAAAAGCGAACGTTCCACATTGAGGGTATCCAAGGTTCATCCGTTGTCATCGGCGGCAAGCTTTATCCGTTGATCGATGTCGAACTTAATGAAATTGCGATCGCTCTCCTTGATGACACTCAGTTGGATTACGCGCTCAACAGTGAAGCGAGTCTAGCCTTCAGTGCAGCAGACGCCGCAGTATCAGCCGCAGCTTCAGCCTTATTAAGAGCACGTAAATCAGGCCTTTACCTGCTTGAGAAAAGAAGCCGAACGAAAAAAGGCGGTTGGCTCCCGTGGTTGAAAGCCAAGTGTCCAGAGATAAGTGAGCGCCGTGCTCAAGACTGGATGCAAATCGCTAAACATTGGGACGAGATTGAGAAAAACGCGACGCATCGCGGATTGGAATTGAGCAGCTTGTCTATGGGGGGAGCGTTGAAACTCCTAAGAAGCAAAGACGGTGACGAAGGCAAAGGAGATAAGGGAGCAAGTGTTGCCCCAAACCAACTAAAGCTAGCCCTTGATGACAATACTCCCACCCCAGTAACCGCACGCCTTCCAACCTTGGATGAGATTTGCGAAGCTTACAGCTTTAACCTCCCCACCATGCCAGCGGGTCGAGTCCATTGGGCAGCAAGGACAACACTCCAAGCTTTAGCCCCAAAAGCTACCGAGCTATCCGACGGTGAATTACTTGAACTAAACAAAGATGCGATCGCTTTAGCTCAGATCGCTGAACAACTACTTGAGGAGCGGAACAATGTCCAAGCATCCTAGCTCCAACCGTTTCGCCTACATCGAACCCTCTACAGTTCTCTTCTTAGAAAATATCGGCTTCTACTACGACGGCTGTGAGCCAGCACCCCTAGAAGAGGGCAAAGTTTACCAGCTTGAAATTTACCGAGACTGGCAAATCCAGGTTGAACCTTACTTCGTCATCACCCACACCCCAACAGGACACTGCTGGATGCCGTGGAATGATGCCCCTGAAGACGCGGACTTCATCAAAAAAGTCATCCGCGCTGGAACACAAGTACAACTGGCTAAATTCTGGGAGGAGTCATGCAGACCATAATCCCAACTACCACAACCATCAGCCAACTGATCAGGGAGATCCAAAGCTTAATTGAACTCCAGAAAAACCTAGAGGGACAGCGGAAAAATATCCACGCCGACGAAATAGCCCTGCTTTTCTCGACCGGAGCCAAGATTGAACAGCTCAAAAAGGCTTGTACCAAGCACGGGGACTACAAACCATTGCTTATGGCTGCCGGACTGAACTGGACCACAGCAGACCGCCAGCACAAAACATTCCTGCTGTTTGGAGAGTATCGCAACACCCCCTGGATCTTGAACTTTGGCAAATCCGCACTGATGGAACTGAGTTATCACAACTTCAAAAAAGACAACAACCGCGCCATTGGACTCGTTGCCGAAGCGATAGAGCTTGCCAAGTCTGGCACAGAAATCGGCGTCGCTTGGGTCAACGCTCGGATTGAAGGGCGACGGGCAGCAGCGGGAATCAGGCGAACTCGAATGAGCGCTCGTGTTCGCAAGGCGATCCACGCAGCAATTGACCAGCACGGGGAAGAGAAGGTGTTGGAGGCGATCAGTGCTCTAGGGGGGGTGGAGTCGTGAGCAATACGGCTACTGCTCTCTACAAAGCGCTCCACAAAAAACGCGCTTACACCAAGCTTTACTGGGACATCGCCAACGTCATCGGCATCAATGAAGCTCTGCTAATCGAAGTTGTCGAAAGATGGTGCCAAATCAATGAGGAGAAAGGACAAGCCTATTACTTTCACGAAGGGGAGTGGTGGACATCTGCCAGCTACAAACAATGGGAGGAGATGTATCCAGCCCTCGGAAGTGATCGAAAAATCCAGAGAGCCTTCTTGAAACTGACGGAGGAGAATTACATCCTCTCTTGTCAGCCAAACCGAAAGCAAGGTAATCCGACCAAGTACTACAGAGTAAATGCTGAAGCTATTGGCGAACTACTGCTAAACGGAAAATCTCAGGGGGGGTTAGTGCCAAATCTGGATGAAGGGTTAGTGCCAAATCTGGATGAAGTTAACGACAATTTGGCACTAACCTTAGTGCCAAATCTGGATGAACAATATATAGAAGATCAGATCAATAGATCAGATCAATTAATCAGATCAGTAATCCCCCCTACCCCCCACAGGGGAAACGAGAGCGAACCAACTTCCACGGTTGAGATTGTCGAGGAAGAGGTAAGCCCACCTCCCTTGCAAGAAGAAATCAGCCAATTAATTCTTTTCACTGGCAATACAGATTCTGGTTTAGATCGTTCTTCCGGGCACGTTGCAACAAAGCAAAAGCAGCAAGTTGACTATCAGCCTCTTATTGACTTGTACAACGAATACAAGCCAGCTTTGTGGCGCAAATCGTCGCTGACACCGGATAGGGAGCGATCGCTTAAACAGCTTTTCAACCTGCACAAAGAGGCATTAGCTGAAAAGATGATCGACGCCCTCAAGTGGGCAGAGTCTGATGAGTTTTGGTCAGGACGCAAGAACGTCAAATCAGGCTCAAAGAAAAAATTTGACATCGATACGTTAACCAGGGACGGCAGGGTTCAGAAGTGGGCAGAGTATCTAGCCGATGATGGGCAGTCTTTATCCCCGGAAAACCAAAAACTAGCCGAAGCTTACGCACACGTTTCAAATGCCTTGAATAGCACAGGAGGATTTTTCGATGATTAGTGAAACCGCGCTAACACAAGGAATCACGCTGCTTTCTGCTCACTACGAGCGCAAGCTGCTAGACGACGTGGTGAAAATTTGGAAGGAGTACTTGTCTGAGCATCTTGACGAGACTGAGTTCAAGGAAGCTGTTAGATACTCTATCTTGCACGAGCGCTTCATGCCCACCGCTGGCGATTTGGTCAACTACGTCCACGGCAACAAAGAAGCGAAAGCTATCCAGGAATGGCGTTTAGTCCTAGAAGCGGCTAAAAATTGCAACGACTTGTCTCAACTGGCATACCTTGACGTTCGCGCTCAAGTGGCGCTACAAGCCGTAGGTGGGCTGCAAGCTGTAGGGCTAGCCGATAGCTACGAACGGCAGAGGCTAGAAAAAAGCTTTATCACCGTCTACTGCCAGTCTGGAACCAAGGATAGCAAGTCACTTCCCCAATCCTCACCTGTGTCCACTCAGGAAGCCGACAAAGCTCCTCCAGAGCCATCGCCTATGCCAGAACACATTAAGCAAAAAATAGAGGCTCTGAAGTCTAATTTTGGAGGGATTAAGAAAAAGACTGACGAACCTTCCCATCAAGAAGAGGTGGCATCGTCAAGAGAGCTACCAGAAAGCCTCAGAAAAGAGGTGGAAGAGACGATGGCACGGGCGCAGAATCGGCACGCAGTGCAAGAAGTTTTGACACAAGATCTGGAGTTTTAACGATGCAGGACTACTCCGACTTAATCCATTCTTGCCGCCAAGAGCTTCACCGCGTCGGACTGAATTGGAGGTCACCCCGCGTCTTGGATTTTTGCGATCGCGCCACAGGTCACCGAGACGCCCATTACCTAGAGCCAGTACATCTCCAGATGCTACTGACCAAACTGCAATCCGAACCTACGCCACAAAAGGAAGCCGCATGATGAACAGCAAACAACTAGAGCTACTTCAATCGCCCCCACCTCCCGCTATTAAAGCCCTCAGCTTGAAACAGCCCTACGCCTGGGCATTGTTCAACGGCAAAGACATTGAAAACCGCACGTGGCGAACCAATCACCGAGGCTTACTGCTAATCCACGCCTCTGTATCTAAGTCACACCGTTACTGGAATGAAGCTTGTGAGGTCTGCCGCAACCAAGGATTAATTATTCCTGGTAAGGCATCCCTCACCTACGGCGCAATCATCGGAGCCGTTGACGTAGCCGACTGTCGCTGGGGAGAAGAAGCCAACGGCTGGGGCTTTGCCCAACATTGGCACTGGAAGATCGAGAACCCCAGATTATTCAAAGAGCCAATTCCGATGAAGGGTGGGCTGAGCTTTATGAAAACTGACTTGACCCTACAGGAGGTCAGCGCCTTATGTCAGTAAAGCGCGATGCGTCGCGGTTATCTCAACAACCGATTGAGGAAATGAACGGTTTTAAGATAGGCGATCGCGTCATTGAAGACAGCAACAATCCAGATTGGGGCGTGAAAATCGATTCTTTGATTAAGCACGCAGAGATTTTAGGTTTTCGCCCTAGCTATTTTGGCAGCGACACAATTTTCCCTTGGGTTCGTGACAGTAATGGGGCTGAAAGTTTTGCCCTTTGGGAGTGCTTGTCTCATGACGCAGGCTACCAGTCCTCAGCTACCCCGTGCGTGGGAGACGCTCGAAGGGAAAGCGAAGAAGCTTTTAAGGAAGTCGTCGAAGCTTTGTCTAATCCCGCTCCGACAACCAAAGAAAAACAATGCTCGCAATGCTCGACAAATTTGCAGGAATCGGAGGAGCCACTATCGCCGGCGACTGGCTTGGAATCAAAACCACTCAGTTTGTTGAAATCGACCCCGACGCTCAAGCCGTCCTCCGACACTACTACCCCAGCATCCCAATCCACCCTGACATCAGAACCTATCATCCCAAACCCAGAGAACACGACATCCATTGGAATTCATTCCCCTGTACAGGTACATCCAGTGCTGGAACTCGCGCAGGACTTAATCACGTTGAATCCCGTCTTTGGTTTGAGGCCTTGCGATGCGTCGTCGAGGGGCATCCAAAATTCGTGGTTATTGAAAATCCTGAGGGACTCATCCACCGAGGTCTTCGAGCAGTCCTTGGCGGACTCCGAATGGCAGGCTATGCGTGGGACGATCCGCAGCTCATATCGGCGTCTTGGCTTGGCGCTGTGCACCGCAGAAACCGACTCTTCATTGTTGCCTACCCCAACGAGTTACTCAGAAGGTTCCGACACCCACCGACCCGCTGGGACGAACAAATTAGAGCGAACGTTGAAGCTTCTTCCCACTCCAGTGGCACGGGACGGGAAGGGTCGAACGGGCACACCCAACGAGTCATTGACCGAACCGATTCAGGAATACTTAACGGGAACGGACAAAATGCACCCAGCAGTTCCGGGTTGGATGATGGGGTTCCCGCCTGGTTATGCGGAAAAGATTTCAATGGCTGGTGGCGCGACAATCCAGCCCCACGATACCCAGGCGTTGCGGCCAGAACCCCAGGACGCCGAGCCTGTATCAAGCTCTACGGCAGAGCTGTCATGCCCCAACAAGCCGCGATCGCACTCCGTCGAGTCCTTTACCTCAATTCCCTCCTTACCTAAAATGCTTTGCACTATCAAACAGCCCGGTCAACCTGAATTGATCGGAACAATCGCCCAGGACTTAGGCAGTGAGTTCTCGATTCGTATTGAAGGGTCAGAACAGCCCGTCACCGTTCCCAAGCTCTACGTATTTCCTGGCTCCCAAAAACCTCAATCACCTGAGCCTACTTGGAAAGAGGGCGATCGCGCCTACTACCAGAATCAGCCTTGTACCATTCTTGTCCCAGTGGGCAGGGGTAAGTGCGTCAATAAGACCAAAATTGCCACAGCAGAAGACTTTGAGGGTTTCTGGGTTCCTACAACCGACTTGGCAGCGGCGAGTGACAACCCCAACCCAAAACCGCGATGCGCCGCGCCTATCGCTCAGGCGAACGACCTTTTAATACTTGATGCCGCCCAGTCTCAGTTGAAAGAACAGATCGCCAAATTCAAAGGCGATCGCAAAAAAAACAAAGCTCTAAAGAATTGTGAAGCTCACCTCGAAAACATTCAGGAGCTACGCGCTGTTGTCGAACAGGGTCAGCCCCTGGTTGGGATGTGGGTCACCAAACAAATTCCCGATTTTAATTGCGTCGGGCAAATCATTGAGGCGAATTCGGGTGAGCAATCGACGTGGGTGCAATGGTGGGGGAATCCCACGCCCTATCCAGAACAACTAGGCATCCTAACTTGGGACGAATTCGCCCAGACCACAACGCTTGAACCTAACAGCAAGATTCGTATTATTCCGGGGCACAAGACTTTGAAGCCCGGAACCCTATTCCAAGTTCAGGATCTGCACGCCAATGGCTGGGTCTTGACCACTGACGACCAGTTAATTTCTAGTAAGTATTGGGAGGTAGCTGATGACGAATCCCAACCCCAACCGACCGACACAAGTAGTTTTGAGATTCCTGAACCAGCCGAAGACATTCCAGCAACTGAAGCAGGAAGTCCCGCTCAAGACTTGTTCCTTGAAGGCCTCCCTAGGGATTCTGATTTCCCAAGGGAGGGTCAGGTACAGCTACAAGATGAGACTGTACAGGCGGACTTGAAAGACGCGGGGACAGAGGAGGAAAACGATTTGGTCTATCGTCAGCTCCTACAAATGGGCATCCCCCCAGCCCAGGCTCGGTACTTAGCTAGCCAAGGAGTACGGTAATGCAGGATTCAGAATTGACTAAAGCCGCGATCGCTCTTGCCAATGCCACTGTTACCCTGACAGAGGCGATCGCGACAGTAAAAGAACTCCTCCAAAATCAAGTGAGCGATTCAGTGTGGCTCTCGCCTAAGCAAGCCGCAGCTCGACTGGGAGTAAAACCTATCTCGATTCTTTCCCGTATCCGAGATGGGCGCTACAAGCTAGGTGTCCACTATGTGAATACCTCAGACGGCGATCGCCCTACTTATCTCGTATCCCTAGGGGCTATTCAGAAGGAGATGACTAAGCCTCCTGAGAAGCGGAAGCCTGCCAAGAGATAACCGCGATGCGTCGCGGGTTTGAGAGCGTGAAAAATTGACAAAATGTGATTCGCGCTCTTTTGTAACTTTTTTACACAACGAGGTTTTTGTATGAAATATGCTTCGTCTATTCGATATGGCGGTGAGCTAATTGAGGCTAAGGATTGTGACTATGAAAGTTATAAACACCTTGGGTTGCTTTGTCCGGAGTGCAAAGACCCCGTGTTTTTAAAAGCTGAAGGGTTGCGAAGTTTAAAGGATAAAGATGTTAGGGTTGGGGCGCATTTCTCACACTTCCCTGGCAAAGACCCTGCTATTGTCTTGGCTTGTGAGAATCGAATTAAGACTTACAGTAAAGAGGATTTGGAGCGCAGGGCTAATCAATCTCGTGGGCAGCGATTGAAGATGATTCAACGTTGGCTCTATGGAATAATTAAACACAGTCCGCTTTTTAAAGAAGGACAACAAAAGGCTGAGCAACTTGATTTTTTCTCTAGTGAGGGCGAGGATGACACCGATGAGTTTAGTAAGGCTGCAAAAAAACTTTTTGAGGAACGAGTCTTGAGCCTTTGTGAACATATTAAACAGGGGAAGCTGAAAGAAGCTGTAAGTAAAGAGTTTGACAAAGAAATAAATTTCGTTAGCTATTTAAAGGATTTAACTCAAAAAGTTTTTGGAGGAACTATTGACAAGGTAGAATTGCATTATTTGACGATTGAGCTAGGAGCCATATCACAAGAGAAGATGTCAGTCTTGCTTGGATTGACCAAGATAGATCGCCAGATGCAAAAGATGATTTGTTGCGAGGTCTTGGATTTCCTGTCAACTCCAAGAGCAAGACCGATATTGACTGAAATTTTTCTGGTTGCGTCGGCTTTAAATGAATTCGCTTATGCTGGTGAAATACCAGAAGATATCTACCGTTTATATGAATGGTCAAAAGACAAAGGTACTACTTCGTGTGTTTGTCAAATAATTGTTCGAGTATCATGGCAATCTGAATTTGAAAGAATGAACCAGAATTCGTTATCTTTGTCGTATTAGAAGGGCAACGGCGGTATTTAATTTGAGCCTGATCGCTTTTTAAATACCGCGATCGCTTCTTCCCAGGATGTCGTTCCAATATTGCAAGTGAAGCAAAAAGCCATCCTTTTGATGGGGCTAAACACCAAGTCTTGGGTGTCGCAGATAGGGCAGGTACAGGACAAATCTTCGCCTTCTTCCTGTAAGTCAGGGAAGTGCTTTTTTAATGTTTCTTCGTTCAGCATATGCCCTCTACTATGATCTCTGCAACGTGTCGCATATTTCCCTCAATCGTAAATCCCACAAAAATGAACGATTTCTCTATCTCAAAAACACTTCCAGTTCGCCCTCGGCTGCCTGAGCTTCCCGTTGCCATAACGGAAGAATCGCACTATCAATGGTGTCGTGAGATGGGCGAATACATTGCAAAAGCTGGATACAATCAAGATTCGCTAAAGCAGTTGGGGCGAGGGTTGACAACTTATTCTAGACAAGCTTTACGGGAGGGGTACAAGAAGGCGATAGCGAAGCCGGATTAACGAGATAACCGCGACGTGTCGCGTATTTCTATTCTTCACTTGACAGGTGTCTACACCCTGAGTAGGATGAAAGGTGTAGACACCCAGCTAGTAGTATGAAAACTTTAATTGATTACTTGACCGGAGATTTGAGCTATGACAGCTCGTGGGGAATATACGCTGAAAAAATTGACGGCGCATTTAAACCTGAATCTCCCGCTCGTTTTGGTCAACGCATTTTTGACAATGGTGGGCTGCTTGATGATTGCGAGTTTTTTACCAGCAACGAATCGATTTGCGATGCTCGCGCTAACTATTGCGGACAAGATGACGACGCAGAAGAGTTTTATGAGGAGTGGGCAGAGCAGTATATAGAGGAGATGAACTCTGTCTATGCCTAGTAACCCTGATAGTCGAATTGAATTTAGGGATATCGAGGCTAAAGCAAAAATTCGCTCTCTCAGTCTAAGCCCAAATCAGTTCGCCAAGCTAGCTGTAAATAGAGTCCTTGAATCAGGAAAATGCCCCGTTTGCTTAAAGCCTTTTAATGAGTGCGAGTATTTCCAGCGAATAGAAAACGAGTAACGCGAAAACTCTATTCAACTAGCCATTTTTGCTAACTTCCCGTAGTCACTGCGGGAAGTTATTTCTTTTAAAGCCTACTCAACTTCTCAAACGCCTCTTGATGCGTTTTCTCACTAATCCATCGGTGGTAAGTATCGCTGTGAATTGCCACCGAGTGCCCCATCTGCTGCGACGCCAGTGTTACATCCAACCCGACCCTTAAAGTTCTGACCGCCCAAGCATGGCGCAAGTCATAAGCGTGAAAGGGCACGTTCCGTTTGAAGAACTGCTGCACCCGATACCCATACTCCGAATTGCTCTCGGCAACCACCGAGGGCATTTTTGTATCCCACAACTCCCATTCCTCCCACCACGAGAGCGGGAAGGGCCACACGCGCCGCGCCCCAGTTTTCCCGTCCAAGACACTCAATACTTTGTCCTTAGCTGCCAACCGCTTCAAGTCCAAATTAAACGCCTCGTGCGGTCGTAGTCCGTAAACCGCTAGTACCCCATACACCCATTGCCACGCTGGATTAGTAATCCCGTTCCTTACCTCAACAATTAATTCATCCTCTGGTAATTCCCGCGTGTTAGTCGTCCGGCTGCCAGAATATGACCCAGATAATCGACCTACGTCTAATTCAATTCCAGCAAACTTTGCCAACTGTCCCAACGCCATGCAGAAACGCTTACGAGTGCGGGTGTCGGGCTTGGTGGACGTAATGACTTTGAGTATCAATTCCCCACTCAATGCCTCCTCCGGGTCAAGTCGTGCAAAGGTCAACCGATACTCCTTATCCCAAGTCACAGCCTTGCGATCGCCCCTAGCCCAATAATCTTCCTCAAACTCCCGCACCCAATCCCGTACTAATTTAGGTGCTGTTTCCTCCGGGGCTAGGTAAGGTTCCCAACTAAACTGCCCTAAAGCAAGTAAACCACCCACGGTTAACGCCTCAGCCCTTGCCCGCTTCAACCCTGAAGCATTGGCATATATCCCCAGCGCTATCCCTTGCTGATAAGGCTTCACTTTCCCACTCCCTGGCTTAGGTGGCAATGTTGCCCGGAGCCACAAGCGATCGCCCCTCTGCCACACCTGTACCCCAATCTTCAACGCCTTGAGCTGAGCGTTAATGCTTTCAACTGATTCCACTGTACTAAATTTGGATTACCAATAACACTGACGTTAACTTACAATAATTTTTGGTTACTGCCCCAATAACCGCGAGGAACCATCAGTTTCTCAATACCTCTTCTTCCAGCCCAAACCCCGTAAAGAATAGGAATCGGTTTGTGGTACCACCATTCGTGGGTTCAAGTCCCATCGTTCGCCCTTATTTCAGGATTTTCAAAAAGGTGCTGTACTAAATTTGGACTAAGAATAGCAAAAAACCGCTCTTCAATTGAAAGCGGTTTAAGGTCGGGTTGTGTTGGTGACTAGCGATTGCTACTTGCCGCAAATCAATCCGCAAGATGTTCGCGAGATTTCGGAATCGAGCGAAGCTTTCCCTTTGCCTAGTAGGACATTGCAGATTTTAGTGACGTGTTTTTCAAACACTCGCTCCCTAAAGCCTAAGTCGTCATAGTCGCTAAGGGGATGATCTTTTATCCAAGTGAAATCCGATTTCTCGAACGACTTAGCTTTTTCAAAGTATGGTGGGTGAATTTCGTAAAGCCACAAAAACTCAGCTAAGCGTTGGTAGAAACAGAAGTAACAGTTCCCTCGACTTCTACCAGCAAACAATCTGCTGAACTGCCACTTTTCAAGTTGATGTATCCACTTGTCAGGTGAGACGCGATCGCATACAGCGTCGTGCGCTCGTTGCCAAAAGAAATCAGGTGGTGTCAACCCTTGGGCTTCTAAGATTGCGTAAACGTGTTGAATTCCTAGCTTCTTGTCCCGCAGTGGGTAGATAGGTTGAATATTAGATCGTCTAGTCGGGATGTAACCTACCCTTCCCTCGTCTGCCCTTAGCCCGTAGTAAACAAATGCTGGGTCATTTCCTAGGTAGGTGTCCGTGGGTTCTATTTTTCCTGTCTTCGTACACCATCGAGCTTGAGCAGAAGGCAAAAATCCATTATAAAAATGGATTTTTGCCTCTAAGTTTGCGCCGATTTTTTTAATCAACCAGCCTGTTTTTTGCTGCACCAACTCAAGCCACTGGTAGACTTCGGGCAACTCTGCCCCAGTGTCATTGAAGATGAACTCGTAAGGAAGCGATGGTTCCTCCGCTGACTGGATTAATGCTGTCGCTAGACTGTCTTTGCCAGAGATCGGGATGATGTGACGTGGTTTCGTCAAAAGAGATAATTGCATTGTGGTAGAAATACTTATGTTTAGTTGATTTAAACTTTCAACAATTCAAACGCCACGGCGTACAGCTCTTCAATCTTGCCAAGTTGCTCACAGACATCCAGTGCGCCAAACTTAGCGGGGAGGTTCTTTGCCCTTGCCTTCAAGTCCACATGGTATCTGTCGCGGAACTCCCGATAAATTCGACGCCACACTTCTGGAAACTGGATAGCATTTGCCGTGCTATAGTCCCGCACCAGTCGGTTGAGTTTGGCACGGGTGGTCAAGCCCTCTGCCTCGATTTCGGGTTCAGGTATTTCGTCAAGAGAGGCGATCGCTTCCTGTTGGGTGACTTCGATTTGATTAAGCCGAGAGTCAACGGAAGCGACCTGAGAAACAAGTGACTGCATCTGAATACCTTGTTGCTGGCACATCATTGCGATCGCCATCATCATTTGCTGATTCTGCTGCATTAGCCCCTGCATTTGGGACTGAACCTCAAGTAGTTTATCAACCACGGTAGGGCTGTCAGTTGATAGCTGCATCTCGCCATTGAGTTTTGCTGTTACTAGCTTGGCGGCGTCTTCACGATAGCTTCGCCCAACGGCACCAGGTAGCAGCCCAATGATATAAAGTATGTCTTCTTTGTAAGCGACTGGGGTTAGCCGCTGCCCTTGTCCTTCAAACTGGAAGTTGTCACTTTTGGTTACAACTTCTGGATACTGTTTACAGATGTCACTCCATGTCTTGCGAGGATTGGATTTGCCTCCAATTACTACGATCGTGTCAAAAACACTGTACCGATCATCTTCTGTCTGACGTATCTCGCCGTAACCTAAAACTGATAAATTGGACATTGCTCATTCTCCTTATGTAGGTTGGTGAGTGGTGTCGCCTGCCTACTTTACACGGGACAGCAGGCGATCGCTTTTGGGTTTGCTAGTCAAGAATAGAGATACTCGCTCAATAATGACTCAGCTTCCTCAGTCTTGCCCTCAGCAAGATTTTTCAATACATCTCTCATCAACTCAATACTCGATTGATGCCGACGTTCCCAATCTTTTACCTCTTGCTCAAGCTTTGTAATGCGGTTTTCTGGCTTATTCTCCTCGACCGCCTCTAGGATGCAATCCACAATGCTCTCTATCTCTGATCGGCAATCAGAGTCGAATGACTTCCCACTGGATACCTGAAAATAATGAATCAGTAATCTTTTTGCTGTATCTGCGCTCATTTGACGAATGCCTTTTAATTCAGTACCCTTTAACTATACACACTGTAAGAGAAGCAGTCAATGGGGACACAGAATGTCAAAGGTAAGGCAAAAAAAGGTGAGGCGAGAACCGATTACGAAGAAGTGAAAATTAGGGTGAATATGACGCTTACTCAAACAGCGATCGCATCCCTCGACGCCAAAGCCCAAGAAGAGGGCATCAGTCGATCAGAGCTAATTGAGCGCTATGCACGGAGTTTGGTAGAAGGTAGGGGGTAGGCCGATGTCAGAGGATTCTAGACTCTGACTGATAATGGTATTAGTCAGGTCTAAACAAGAGATAGCCGCGACGCAGACGCTCGATGACTCGCTAACGCTACGCTATCGCGGTTATAGTGGGGAGCTTTAAGCAAACCGATGAAGGAGTACAGTTGGTGGGGCTTTGGTGAAAACGAACCACCAGAGCACCTCAAAACCAAAAAGCAACTCTCTGGGTTAGGGAAGAAACCGGGAGAACCTGTGGGAGTGATCCGGACGCCGGACTATGACTGCTACCTGTACGACCCCGAAACTTGTCCAGATAAGCGACCATTGACCGAGAAACAGAAAGCTTATTTGGAGCGTCAGCGTCAGGAGAAAGAGCGTGCAGAACTGGAGAGGAAAAAGCGCATTGCCGAACGGGATTTACGGAATTACTTAAGACATATAGTTTGGGATATAGAAGAGACTTGCGAAGCGTTTGAACCAGGTACAGTTGCAGCGGCTTCAGCTATCCGCCTTGGTCGGGAGCGTTATGTCAAGCTGCGCTGCGAGATGATCACAAGATATTGCAAATGTGCCAAAGAAGAGCTTCGGTTCTTGTATCCAGCGCCTCAACCAGAGCCAGGTAGTGCTGTATTAGGCGGAAAGTCTGCCGCAGGTGTTCCACTAGACCCAGATGGACAGTGTCGAACTGCAGTGTTAGGCGGATGCAAGGCTTAGGCGCGACGCATCGCGGTTATCTTCTGCTTGTGGAGTGGGTGCGATCGCTCTTTAGTCTCTAAGATATGAAATTAGCCGAGCTAGAACGCATAGTACTTAAACTTTCCAACCAGTGCCACGTTCGCTACTGGAAGCACTGGAATTATCCCCAGAAAACTCCTTGGTTGATGGCGTTACACTTCATGCATTACAACGAAGAGTTCCATAGTGAAAATTTAAAGCGTGAACTGACAGGGCTGGGATTTGTTCGACAGCACACTGATCGTGGAATCTATTGGGTAATTGAACGGGATGAAACGGAGATTAAAGATTTCACCTTGTACTGACCGATGTGCGATCACTCTTAGCTCCAATAAACCTTTTTTTTGTCCTAGACACAAACCTACAGAAAAATTGGAGACTTCCCGCATTTTTCTGGCAAGTTTTCCGAAATCAGTTCTAGTTTTCCTCCGCGCTCATCATTACCTCTTCTAAAACGCTAGGTGTATCTAGTTCAAGCCGTGACTTGGTTACTGCAAGCACACTTTCAAAGAGGGGCACTAATTCCGGGTTGTCATGCTCTAGTGTGCGTCGCCAATCTTCACCAAATTCAAAAAGGGTGCCGAGCGCCAACGCTTTCTCGTTCATCTCAGTTTTGAGCCGAGCCATCTCCAAGATTGACCCATTGGAAGCGCGGGAAAGTGAAGGTAGAGCAGCCAGGATTTTGGTAGCGTCTCGGTTATTCAGCCGAGTTTCCTTCCCAGTAAACCACTGGTGGTCTTGAATTAAAGCCGTGAGATGGCTGCACAGTACACTCAATTCCTTACTCAAATTCATCGCCATTTCAATCGGGTCACTACCAGACGCGATCGCCTGCCGCTTGATCCGCATTTCTTGGGCTGCTGCCTGAATATTCTCAAGGCCTAGTTGAGCATCATGCGATCGCCAGTTCTTCACCGCGTCATAACTACCAGTGAAACGATAAACCTTTTTGAACTCCACATAAGCCGCCCGATGGGAATGGGCTGACTGAAGAAGCCTCGTTGCTTCGCTGCGGCGCTCTAAAGACATCCGGTTCAAAAAGTCCTGAACTGCGCTTCTACGGGACATCCTAACCTCAAAGCCTTTAAATAATATGGCAAAGCCTTACAACGCTCATCTTATCCCGTCTTTTTCTTGTAAGGGAAGTCTTGGAAAAATATTAGATAACCGCGACACTATCGCGGTTATGGTTAACGCATCAGCAGGGAAAGAATCGTTGTTGCGGGCTTCTCGCTTGCTGTGCCACTGGATGCTGAACTGGGGAAAGCCGCCGTGCTTGCGTTATACCGAGCAACAGTTTTAGCAGTACCAGCTGAAGCGCTAGTAGCTGCGATCGCGCTAGCACTAAACCTACTGGCTTTTATTGTTCCATTTGAGCTGCTGAGACTGGAGGCTGTACTAGAGCTACTTGCTGCACTAACTTTCCCTTGAGCAATAGTATTACCTGTGCCACTTGCAGCTATGCCAAAACTAAGGGCGGCATCAACAGTACTAATTGCGATTACCCTACTTGTTGCTGAGTCAGTGACACTAGGTGTGATCGCAGCAGCAACAGTTCTCGTGTCACCCACAAAGACAGACTTTACAAGCACCGGAGCGATGGCTCTAGCAAATTGAATTTCCGCTTCAGAGTAAACGGCAAAGTTAAGTGGCTTCCCATTGATAGCATCCGCGATCGCGAGTCCATAGCGGTACTCAAAGTCTGAGTAAGTAGCCCCTAACCCTGTCGCCTTCCCACTCAACGCTTCAGCGATCGCCAGTGCCAATTGCCAGTGAGATGGAGTGTATAGTGCTAGGTTTTGTTGTTTGCCGTACAGAGCATCAGCGATCGCCAGCCCATAGCGGTACTCAAAATCTGAGTAATCGGTTCCCACTTTGGAGCTTGTCGTCAAGATATCACTTAAGGCTAAGGCAATTTGAGGGGAGTCAAGGTAGTTAGCCAAACTTCAGAATCCCTGTTGTTGGAATTTGGATAGTCAAGTCAGCCCCGTTAGGGTTGTAGTAATAGGGGACCGCTGGGTTGGAACTGTTAGGAGGAATAGCCCCACTCACCGCTGACACTGATAAACTGGTTGCTCCTACCGTGGCGGGTGCTGTTGTTGTGACCGTGACTCCACCCAGTGTAAAGCTCGTACCTGATGGAATCGTTCCTGCCCCAGCTAATGCTTGAATAGGAATTGACGTGGCTCCGGGGGATACCGCTGCGGTTGTGGTAACCGTTGTGGCTAGCTCGATATAACTAATAATCGGATCAGTCGCGGAGGGATTTGCCCCAGCTTGCCTTGCTGCTACCATCCCTTTAACCGTTAGAGCGTTGTTACTTGTTGTTAAACCTGCCCACGTTGGGTTGTCAAACGTTCGTCTTGCTCCAGCCCCATCGGCTGCGATCGCTGTCGTTGTGCTGTTAACCAAAGGTTGAGGAGCGTAAGTTCCTCCAGACACCAACCCAAGGTTGGCAACAGTCGTATTGCCTTGGGCTGGGACTTGGGCGACTAAGTGCCCGTAAAACGTTCCTGTGGTTAAGTCCAATGTCCGGTTAAGAACGTTCAGATTAGTTGAGTTAAAGACAAGAGAAGGCATTAAGAGAAATCATCTCCATAGCGTGGGGATTTTTGCAGACGAGGGCGATCGCTTGGGGGCTGATAGCTTTGCAATCCTGGAGTGGGCAAGTCCCTTGGAATACCCAACTGGTCAATCAAATCCAGTTCAATTAATACGCGAAAAATATGCTTGCAGCGCCCCCCTTGGTTTGTCACTCCCCCAAAGCTTCCGTTGTTTGACCAGTTCCGATCAATTTGCCGTGACACACTTGCACCCGCCACGTTTTTGGGTTGGCGATTGGTAAAGTCTGGACAAGTGCAAACAAACCGAGGAATAGCCAATGTCAAGAAGGGTAGAATTGTATCAATTCTATGCTATTACCATGACTCAATCTTCGGATTTTCCCTATTGGGAGACGCCAGTTCAACAAGATAATAGTGAAATTGGGCGGCTTAATCAAATGCTCGCAACTCCCGCTCCCGTCCCCCAATTACCACCCGCTGCCAGTGCCCCAGGGCAAGCTCTTTCTCTTCCCGGAAAATCTTTGACGTTGACGATTACTACCGAATCAGCACGCTTGGATATCACCTACACCCCGCTTTAAAACTATGACAACAAGTAGCAGTCCTAGTAGCAAAAGCGGTAGCACGAGCGGTAGTACAAGCAGTAGCTCTGGCAATAAAAGTCCCAGTAGTTCCGCCTCCATTGACCCTAACAAGTTGTTCACGGGAGGGACAACTGAGATTTTTAATTCATTTACTCCTAACAGCACGAGTAATTCCAGCTACTACAATCCCAATAACTCTGGGGCGACGCAATCCGCTACTGCCGACGCGAATAGTGCCGCCGCACTGTCAGGACAAGACTCACTGGCTTTAGCCAAAGATGCGGCGAGCTACATGACCTCTTTGGGTCAGCAGCAGCAGCAAGCGAAATCCGCTGCTGAGCAGCAGCTTCAGTCGAGTCAGCAAGCCCTCCAGCAGTCCGCCGCCGCCTCAAGCCAGCAACAACAAGCCTTAAGTGTTGGGTCAAATAAGGGGTACACCCAATCTCAGGTGTTTGGTCCAACCCCAGCGCCCGCGCCCGCTCCTCCTAATCAGCTCCTTCTAAATAACCAAGCTCAACAAAAAGCTGGGTATGAGCAAGCGATGCTTGAGCGAAATGCCAATATCGCCATGCAAAACACTGTTCAGCAGAAAGCTCAGGAAGCGGCATTGCAACAATCACTTGCTGCTCAACAGGGTGCTCAAGCCAAGGAGTTGGCTCAATTGCAAGCTCAATCTGCCGAAGATATTGCGAAAACCAACGCAGCGGCGCAAGTGCAAAGCTCACTGTTTAGCTCCCTAGGCGGAATGTTTTCAAATATGGGCGGCGGCGGTGCTGGTCGTCATTCTTATTGGTAAGGAAATTAAGTAATGGCTTCATCATCAGGCTACGGGGTAGCCCCTCAAACCGACGCTCAATTCCAAAAAAACTTAGAAAATGCTGCCAAGACAGGCGATCGCGTAAAAGCGGCTCAAGCCCAAGCGGATAAATCAGGGATACCGATTTCCTACACCGGTCCTGATGGCAGTTCCGGTATTGTGTACCCATCGGGCTACTTTGGCACCAGCAAGGCGTCTAGTGATGCGTCTGTCGCCAAGGATTCGAGCGCTAGTAAAACCGATACAGGTACTGGCTCTGCTTTTGGGGTTAACGACTACCTGACGATGGCGGGAGGTGCCCAGGATTTAGCCAAAGATATGGCTGAGTTTCAGTTAGGCATCAACGAGAAGCAAAGCGCTCAGGACTACTACTTCCGAGAGAAGGAAGACGTTCGAGAGTTTGGACAGGCGAAGGAGTTCAAGGGCATTGATTTTACCAATACCCAAGCGCTGCAAGGGCAGCAAATTGCGGGTCAGCAAACGCTCACGGAGACCCAGCAAGCGGCAGAAACTGGGCGATTGCAAGCTCAACTTAGCAACCAAAAGGAGATGCAGCAAGCAGATTTTACCAACCAAACTCAGCAGCGTGCCCAGTCTGCTGCCTTGGCTCAATTAGGGTTTAGGCGATAGGGAAGCTGTCAGCGTTCAGCTATTAGCTATTGGTCAAGAAATTAACCACTAATAAAATAACTATGAATTTTAAAGGATTCGGTAGTAACGCTAATTTCCCCATCGCCAAAAGCTTCAAAACACTAGCTGGGGAAGAATTGTTCCGACTAGACAATCTTGACAAAGAAGCTGAATTGGAGCGGGAAGCTAAACGATTATTTAAGATTACTGAAGACCTCCGCGCTGCATTTGACCAAGCTTGTACCTGTTTACAAGCGGCTTTTGTGGACAAGTTTGGTGCGGGTCAGTTGGCAATGATTAATGATGACTTGCTCCGTCAGCGGAAAGCGTGGATTATTCCAATTGAGGATACTGAGGAGAATATACGCAGGGTCGAAGCCCTCAAAGAGGAAAGCCAGTTTAAAGCTTACGTTGACTACTATCACCGTGCCTGCCCCTTGTCCCCACATCAAGCGATGGTTGTGCAGTATTTAGAAGATGAGGAATTCAAGACCGTGTACCGATTGAGAGAAGACATTCAGCGAGGTCTATGATCTTTGTATCATTAATGGTGTAGATACTAGCTCGTCAAAAAAAAAACTAAATGAGCAAAAAAGCGATCGCACACCTAGCCAGCATTTCGCCCTACTCTCAATCCAAGTTTCACAACACGCCCAAACTTCCAAAAGAATTGCCCGACGACTACGAAGCTAGAACCTGGGCAGAGCGCATTCATGTTGATTCAGAAGGGCGAACTTATGTCCCGCCGATGGCATTTAAAAACTGCATAGCCGAGATAGCAAAGTTTTTAGGGGAGCAGGTTCCCGGTCGAGGTAAAGCAACCTGGACAAAACATTTTGAAGCGGGAATTCTGTGTGTCACTCCTGTCTTGCTTCAGTCACCAACAACCGGGAACTTTGTTCTTAAAAGTGACTGGGAGGGAGATTGGGGATTTTACCCAGCCGATGGGGTAAGAGGCAGTGGTAAAAGAGTTATGAAATGCTATCCCGTCATTCCAGCCTGGATAGGAACTTGCGAATTCCTAATCTACGATGACACCATTACCGAATCTGTATTTGCTAAACACTTAGAGCAAGCAGGGCGATTAATTGGTGTTGGGCGATTCCGTCCCCGTAACAATGGTTATTTTGGTCGATTCAAAGTAGAAGAACTGAGGTGGGAAGATGACATCTAATACTCAAGTTTCAACCGAGCAAGTAGGCAAAAGAAGCCCTGTTACTCAGCAGCTAATCCAGCGGTTGCGAGATTTGTGCGTGGGTGAGTTTATTTCCTATGGGGAGTTGAGTGCGATCGCTAACTGTGACGTCACGGGTAAGTATCGCCACTACCTCTCAACTGCCGTTAATGCTGTGGAATCAGAATACTCAGTTGTAGTGGTTTGCAAACCCAAGGAGGGGTTTGTCAGGCTCAAAAACGAAGAGATTGCCAAACACGCCAACACCCTGCACAGGAAGCGGCTAGCTTCTGATACTCAGCGGTATCGTTCCAAGGTCGAGTGCATAGACTCCAGTCGTCTGACCCTGACCCAGCGAATTGAGCATGGGTTAGCCTTGGCTCAAATTGGACTGAGGGAGATGGCAACGGATAAACCTTTTGAGCAGGAAACCCGCAAGCGCCTTGCTCAGTCTCCTGAAAATCGCTTGAATCTTGATGCTTTGCTGAGTGATATGCGATCGTTCCGGTAGAATGGGGTTGCAACACACCACTCCTCACCTCAGCTCGGCTCCTCGCATCACGACACATCTCTCTACAACACAACTCGACTAGCGATCGCTCTTACTTCGGTAGGGGCGATTTGCTTTAGGATGAAGAGGCGTCGCCTCTTGACTCATTTCTACTCCGCTCGTCTCGACTTGCCGCGACTCTTCGCAACACAACTCATCACAACTAGCGATCGCCCTTGCTTCGGTGAGGGCGATTTGCTTTAGGATGGAGAAACACCGCACCTCAACTCGGCTCTATTCAACTCGACTCAGCACGCCACTTCTCAACACAACGCAACAAGCGGCACAAGGATTAAACCCCCTGCGCCGCCCTTGTATTATGGAGAAGCATCTCAACTCTTTACATCACGTCGCTACCCATCTCCTCTCAACGCAGCGCATAGCCCCTAGGTACTCTAGGGGCAAACCTTAGCTCTTAACTATCAAGTTAATTATGTTCAGCGATTCAGTAGAAATCAGTAGCTTTGACCCAGATGTGAACGAAGGACTGGACTTGGAAAGCAACCCCAATCCCCTGCCTCGTGATGCGATCGCACGTATTCAGCCCGGATGGAATGTGCTAGTGCGGCAGGGTAGTAATGACTTCTGGGTGAAGGTGCTAACGAAGGAATCTCAAGGCTGTGTTTGTGAGATTATCCAGCAGCCTGGATTTAACCCTAATAGTCAAAAGCTATTTGTTCGCTTCGAGGATATCTACGCAGCGGCGCAAGGGAGCGATAGTTTCACTGTAGACGGACGGGGTATGAGCGCGACTCGGAGCGTAATTCACGGTTTGCCGGGAGGTGGGTTCGAGTCATCTCAGTTTTATTCGGTGTATTCGGATGGTGATGAGTATTGATCTGCTCAAGCGAAGATAACCGCGATACGTCGCGGTTATGATTTGTGCTTAACCCTCCGTCGCCAGTTGCTTGAAGTAGTCCAGTCCGCAGTAGGCTAGCTGCCCACCTAGTTGGACGTGAACTTGGTTGTTGAACACCTCAATCTTTTGTACTTCGCTTGGCAACACCTTGCGTCCCTCGATTACCGTGAAGACTTTGGCAACCAGTACCTTGATGCTGGTGATTGTCTTCGAGACAAACCGCGCTCCAACCCTTGCGATTACCACCAGCCAGCAGCTTGCCCATTCTTCAGTCCGCTTGATTTGGCTAGCAGCTACTTTCAGGTGTTTGGCGAGTTGTTGGACTTTGGTGGAGTGGCTCATGGTGTTTGTTTTTTTTGCTTCACTTCATTTAGTATCTCTCTTAATAAGAGATACGTCAAGGGGTCTTAGAAGTTTTTTCTACAAAATCACTCAGCAGTTCCTTGATAAGCTGGGACTTACTCATTCCTGCTGGCATAAGGCTTTTAACGCGATTAGATAATTCTTCTGGGATGAACGATTGCCACGACTCCGTAGCCTCTAGATAACGCTGCTGGGCTTCTGCCTGCTTCTGCTTGCCCTTCTCTGATTCCTTGTATTTGGCTTGTCTAGTTTTCATGTGTATCTCTACAGAAAGATACGGCAAGCATAGCAGGTAAACTGGGTTTGTAGAACGATTGGGGATAAGCGCGATGCGTCGCGGTTATCTATTGAGTGCGATCGCTCTACGGATTAAAGCAAGAAAAACCCTCCGGTTTTTGGAGGGTTTTAGCTGGCGTGATTAAACTTGGAACTACTCTAGAGCCTTTTTAACTTTCTCGCCTGATTCGGTGCAGACATCGCGACACTCCTTAAACCCATGCAGATCGTCAGCCCTCATTTTCTTTCGTGCTAACGTCTCAGCTAAAGTGATCGCCGCGTTTTCCACGTCGTCCAAAGAATCTCGCAGATTACCCTTAGCTGGAACCTTGCGTTCTAACTTAACTTCCTTCGCCTCGCCACCTAAAACAGGCTTATAAATCTCATTGGTGCAGACGCCATACTGCCAAGGGTGATGCACTCCTCTGTCTTTTAGTTCATCAGTTAGATAGTTACGCCCCTCGATTTCTTTCAAGCGAGTCCCGATCCATTCGTCCGATCTCCCGTCTCTCTTCCATTTAGCAACTGCCCGTCCACGAGAGCGAGTTATCCCCAGCTCTGGATCGGCATCTTCTTCGATGCGTTCAACTAATGCCCCCAATGCCCAAGAGTGGAATTCAGGGCTGAGATATTCCGCGTAGGCAAGAGCTAGCTTGGGGATGTCAAACGTTCTGCCGCCTTTACCCTTACGGGTTTCGTAAATACAACCGGGGCTTGTATTAAGCTCTGTAGCTAAAACCCTTAGCAATGGCTGAACGTTGTCATTATTCAACCAGTCATTTACCCGCTTAGTGGAAGGGCTACCTTGCGCCTTCCACATATCAGTAAGGCTAATCCACTTATCGGTCAATCGAATATTGATCGGACATTCGTTGTATTCCACTTTGCAAAATTTACTTGAAGTCGGTTCTGATTGTGACATAATCTTGATTGCCTTTATATGGTTCGTTCTGTGTGAAGGTGCGATCGCTTCCGTGCCGTCGAAAGTTTGGAAGCGATTCGCTTTTGAGGTGCAGATGATGCTACTGGAAATCTTCTTCTGGTGTTGTCAATATCCCAATAATGGCTTGCTTTTCGTTTGGCTTGATAACGGGAACCGCGTTCACGACAGCTTCGTATGCTTCGCCTGGACTATCGACAAAACACTTGGAAACAGTTTCTTTTTTGAGTGAACCAAGACGATTTCTGTTTACTGACTGGTGATGCACTTGAATTTTATTGTTCGCCCATTCCGATACATGAAACACCTGCTTGTCTTTGCTGGCTGAAATTGACTGCTCTCCACCCATCCCTGATGTTTTCCATGCAATTTTGTAACCTTGGCTCTCCAGTGCTTTGACCATTTCGACGAAACTGATTGTCATCTTTTTTACTACCTTTTTGCTTACGAATCTCGAACCCAAGCCTTTGACTACAACAAACATCACCTTTGCCCATTCTTCAACCTTGGTTATTGCCCAATGGCTTACGTTTAAGTGTTTGGCGATTTGGATTGTTGTGCTCATCGTTCGGGTTCCTTTGCTTGCTCTATATCAATAGTACGCATCATTGATTAAGCTGTCAATAGTGTGTACGATGGATTTATCGAGTCGAGAAAAGCAATGAAGAGAGAGATGCACCCCAACAGCTTAAAAGCTTTAGCAGAAGCGCAGCAGGCACGAAAGAAAGGAGCTAGGCGAGTGAACATGACACTCACCCCAGAAGCGATCGCATCCCTCGACCGCATTGCCACGTTGCGGGGATTCAGTCGTTCAGAGCTAATAGAGCGTATTGCAAGGGATGAAGAAATTTTGATGCGGGTGCAGTAGTTAATTAATTGTTCAGGTCTTTATAACCGCGATGCGTCGCGGTTATCTCGTTCAAGGCGATCTGCCTTTGGCGGCAGCGCTTCGCTATCGCACTTAGCATTCAACCTGAATTCAACACTAATTCCGTAGAACGCAGACTGAATTCAATCGGGATGGATTTGAACGACAACGGGACGGAAATTGAATTCAGCCCTCGCATCGCCTAGAATCAGGTATGCGATCGCCCCGTCTCCACCTCGCTCACCGCCACACTGCTAGAAGTCAAGCCCGTTCCCTGTACGCGCTCTCTCCCACCGAGCAAATCCTTCTTGCTCGAAAAGACTTCAACGCTTTTCGCTGGTATGTCAAAAACCACAAATCTTACACGCACCACCAAGAGTGGTCGAGGTATCTCAACACCGACCTAAACAGCAGGTGCTTAAACGGTATTGCGGGCGATGACCTACTTATCCTTGCTCCGCGTGGTTCGTCAAAATCGACATTCTTAATTGAGTGGGTTGCCTACCAAATCGGGCGACACGCTGCGCCAGAGATTCGCCAAGCCCTCAAGGTGCTGTATGTGAGTTATGAATTGAAGACAGCGCGTCAGAAGTCTCAACAAATTAAGCGCCTGCTAACCTTGCCAGAGTATCGGCGTGTATTCCCGTGGATTCGACCGGGAGAAAACTGGGCGAATGAGTTGTGGGAGATTGACTTTGCTCACGCTGGTTTGCCAGGGGCTGATGAACCCTACACTGTGGCAGCGGCGGGATTGATTGGGAACGTCACAGGTAAAAGGTGCTTTGTTGGTGATACATTAATAGAGACCGAGATAGGCGCAGTACCCATCTCGGAAATTCAAAAATATATCACTCTCAGGATTTTAACTTTCAATGAATCAACCCACACCCTCGAATGGGGACGCATCAAGAACGTTGCGTCAAGACCCTCGAATGAACTTGTTGAAATTAGAACAAGTGGAGGGCGTAGAGTGCGCTGCACTGCCGACCACCCTATCTATACACTGGAACGAGGATACTCAGAGGCCCAGTATTTACTGGCAGGGGATACCCTTGTCGTCACTACCCAAGGAAAAGAAGAAATACAGAAGCTGCCTTGGATGCAGCAAGGAAATGACCAACACTTCGGCGCATATTTGCCAAGACTGCTATCAGGCTTCCAGGCAGGTGCGTTTCAGGATTCGCTGCAAGGGCTGTTCGTCGATCTTCCTTCTCAGTCCAAGCGAACTTCAAAAGAAGGTGAGAAGAGGGGGCTTCGAGTTCTTTTGCAGTCACAAGTGTCATGGAGACACCCGCAAGAAGCCAAAGGATTGCGAGAGCTGTGGAATGAGGCTTTGCTCTACATCCAGGGGAAAAAGAGGGAGGTTTTGCCCGGACTGCCTACAAAAAGCACGGACAGTGCGCACACTACAACCAGCCAAGTGCTTGAACTGCGATCGCTTGTTTGCCCCGCGAACCAGCAAGACTCAGCATTGTTCTCAGGCTTGCGCCAATGCGACGCACTCAAGAAAGATGTCTGGGGAAGGCAACAGCCACTACAAAGATGGACAGAGTTACGGCAAGGATTTTCTCGACTTGAGAGCGGCTGCCTTGAGTCGGGATGGCTACCGTTGCACTGCTTGCGGGATTACGGAAATAATCGAACCCAAGGGCAGGTGGGGCAGGCTATCGAACCTAGTAGTCCATCACTTAAACCACGACCATTGCGACAATCGCCTTCAGAATTTGGCGACTATGTGTCGAGCGTGCCACGTCATTCATCACAAAACGAAAAAGACTGGGGATTAGACAGGGTTGTCTCAGTTGTTAAACTTCCTGCCGTGACACAGGAAGTTTACGACATTGAGGTAGAAGGAAACCACAACTTTTTCGCCAATCAAATACTATCGCACAATTGCCACATTTCAGTGTATGATGACTTAATTAAATCCCCAGAAGCGATCGCGAACCCCGACATCCGTGAGCAGATGGTTTCCAACTATCGCAACATCATCAAGCCGACTCGCTTTGATGGCGCTCGCTCAATCTGTTTGGGGACGAGGATGCGACCGGATGACATTTATTGCACCGAGTTCACGGCAGACAATGACTGGCAAGTTGTTGAGCAATCCGCAATCCTCGACCTTCCCGATGGTGGGGAGTGTAGTTACTGGGAACCCGAAGACGATGAATCCCCTGGTCAAACCCTTGCGTTCCTGCAAAGTATTCGGGAAAAAGAACCCGAAACATTCAGCTACCAGTACCAGAACAAAGTTATCCGGATTGCTACCCAAGCCATTACTCCTGAACTAATCACTAAAGGTATCATCCCCTCTCAAATGGATTACTTGGCTTTGGGCATAGACCTATCCGCAGGCGAACGCGAGGTCAACGACTACACCGCTTTTGTCCTAGGGGGTATGGCGCGGGACGAAAAGGGACGCAATCGCTATTTTATTATCGACTGCTGGGAAGATAGACTGATGGGCAACATGAAGAAGTTAGAGGCGATCGCTGTCCTCTACGACTGTTGGCGACACCTCTGTCCTTACCTTGAATTATTTGTGGAGTCCAACGGCTACCAGCTTAGTTTTGCGGGAGACTACCAGGACTTTGTTGCCGAGAAGGAATACTACGACTGGCAAGTCACAGCGGTTCACTCTGCCGAGAAAAAACTTGAGCGACTGCGGGGCGTCACTGGGTTACTGGAGAATAAACTGGTCACCTTTAATCAGTACGGGCGGCTGATGGGGAAACTTACCCTGCAACTGACCAACCACGGAAGTACTAGCCATGATGACTTAGCCGACGCTTTTGAGAAATGTTTGAGAGGGTTGAGGGTGCGATCGCCTTTGACCGGGGCTAATTACTAATTTCTTAGATATCATGCAAATATCAACCGTATCTGCACTTCAATGACCATAACAGACGGTGCAACGAAACTGATTTCCTCTCAAATCGCGCTTGTGGTTCAACTGCAAGAACAAGCCAACGCCGCGATCGCACGCTCTGACTGGCAAAGTGTGGATCGAATCGTTAACACAATCAACACAGCTTTCACAACGTTTCTCCAAGGAATTGACACAATGGCTATCGATGTATCTGCCCTGAAAACGGTTCTTTCTTCAAGTGGTTCCCCTGAGCAAGTCCAAGCTTTGCAAACGTCCATTGCAGAGTTAACGTCCCAACTAGAGCAGCAGCGCTCTCAGCTAGAGCAGCAGCAGCAAGACGTTACAGACCTCAAGAATGCGCTGACTGAACTGAATACAGCGGCGGCAGCTAAGGTTCCTGTCTAAACCGATAAGTGCCGAGGATTCGCTAACCTGTTGAGCGCTCGGCGTTGTGCGATTCCTGGGTCACGACTGAGCTTGCGCAATGACTTACTAATACGACGGGCGGGGTCGCGGCTTAAACGGTGCGTCCCTTTATCTACTGCGCGGATAGGGTCACGGGGACGTAGTAGTTGGTAGGCGGCGGCGTGGAAGGCTTGTTGTTGGACGGGGGATAAATCCATGTTTAATTCTTTGGTAAACACATAACTTGAAAGCAGTTGGCAAACAAATCGAGAAGGGAGGCTGCATTGCGATCGCTCCTTCCATACAAGCACTGTAGCTCTAGCACGGCGTCTATGGACTTTCTCAATGACAGCTTTTTGATGTGGATATTATAAATGTCGTAGCCAGTTTCTCTTGGATGTCCTGCTAATACTGCTTCATCGCCACACGCTTCACGGGCGTTGTTCATGGCTCGTCCTTTTCTGGCTTTAGATAACCGCGATGCGTCGCGCTTTTCTTTGTCAAACCTCAAAACTCCTAGCAGGTTGCCCCAACGCTTTAGCAATCCTATAAATCAACACACTGGTAGTGCCACTACCTAACTCAATCTGACTAATCCGTTTTTGAGACAATCCCACCTTTTCCCCTAACTCTGCTTGGGTTAACCCCCTGTAATTCCTTGCGGCTCGAATTAATCTGCCCTGAGTTTTTTCAGGGTTTTGATTTCTGCAATCTTCTTCTAATGCTACTAGCGTTAATACTGACATACTCGTCTTACTTGTATTGATCTAGATTTTAAAGTTTTGCCCCTATAGCTTGGTGAAATGTAGAACTAGAACGAGTATTTGTGCCCCTAGAGTCGATGATTTTGCAGGTGCTAGAGCGCAATGGGAAGGAAGAAGCTTTCTCCACCATTGTGGCTTTGCATTGCCAACAAATGCGGGAGTGGGGGTGTCGGGGCGGGAACTTGGAGTTCCGACCGATTCAGGATGATGCCAAGAACAACCGATTGAAGTTTTTGACTCGCCAGCACCAACGCAATCGCATGGCGTCCCGACTCAATTACGTCATGGATAGCTTCGTTTGTCGTGGGGAAATTTGCTGGTTTTTCCTGCCCGACCCTAGCAGCGAAGGGGACTACATCATTGATTTTTTCGTTGGGGGACTGAATCACCCTGACCCTGAGTTTAAGGTGTTCTACAAGCCAGGGGGGCGGGAAATTGAGAAGGTCATCATTATTTATAGTTATGACCAAAATACCCCGATCGCAGTTGGCTCCCAACGGCGTTGGGTGACGATTACCGTTACCCAAGATTGGATTGAGCAATTTGAGGGCAGCGCCAAATTAAGCTTTCGTCAGTTATCTGGGGGCAGTCAGTATCCGGGTCAGTATTCAACCTATGGGGCGTATGGTTCGAGTGGCGGCGTTCAGCGCTACGCCAACCCGTTCGCGCCACAGCTTCCGGTTCGGATTTCTCGGAACAACGCTCGGCGTTCGGGGCAACAGGGTTCGGACGATTTCTATTGGGTACGGAGTCTTATTGAAGACCACGAGGAGCTAATCGAGAAAGCCCACCGTAATTTAAAGAAATTCAGCAACCCTTCACTAATCACAACCCGTTCAGCTCACGAAGTCCTTGAGTCGAACCGAGGCAATGTCCCCCAGACCTGGGCGAGTGCCAATCGCTATGTGGATAACTTGGGCGATATGTATTCGGGCAGCACCCATCCGAATGACTCTCCGGCTTGGGGTACGAGTCGAACTCCGGGCGGATTCCTTTCGGGTGGACCAACGAGTACGAACCAAGGTGCGATCGCTGACATTATCGGTGGAGTGGGTGACGGAGAACGGTTCGGTTATATACAAGCTGATGCCGTCTCCGGTGACCAGAACCTCTGGATTAAACAAATCCGGGAAAGCATCCACTGGATACTCGGCGGCATTGACCCTCTAGGTATTTCCAGTTCCATCACTTTTGCTGAATCTAGAACCTTATTCGGTCGGATTGAAAATACAGCAGACTTGAAAGCCCAAGCGCTGTACGGTGAGGGCTTGTGCGAAGTGTACGAACAGTGCATGGGGCTAGAGGAGAGGCGCTTTAAGCGCTGGATGTTTGCCACACTCAAGTCCCAATTCCCAAATGACTTCGAGTCACTACAAGACCCGTCCCAGCTTACTGATGAGCAGTGCCAGCAGATTGCCGACCTAGCACGCCAAGGAACAATCAAGCTCCCACAGCCTCAGGGATTGCTACCCTTTGGCGATCGCACGGTGACGTGGCGCTTCACTCGTCAGGTGTTCCAGTTAACGACACGGGAAGAACTTGACCGAAGCATTGCCGCGCGAAACGAACGGGAAGACGGGTTGAGTCAAGAGTGGGTGCTACGCAAGCAATACCCCAGCATGACTGACCAAGAAATCCGTAATGCCATGAGCGGCTTCTCCCCCCGCACAGTTAGTTCTGCTAATGGAGCAATCCAAACCTTGATGCAGTTGTACCAGCAGTTTATGGGCTTGCCTGACCCCGATCCGGAAGTGCGATCGCGTCTTCCCAAAGGTGTCCAACCACCACCGTGGGGACTTCGCTTGGGGCTACCGGAATTAGTAGAGCAAGCCATGCTGACTCTGCGAAAAGAAATCAGCTACGGGAGACCTGTTTATGAACCAGAGGATGACGAGTTACTTGACTTAGAAGCGATCGCCGCTGAACTTTCCCCTTATCTAGGTACTGAAAATGAATGGAGCAACAGCGCCCTACTATCCGCCCCAGCAGGGCAATCTAGCTTATCTACCTACGGGCTACCCACAAGCGCCTTACCCCTACTTGCCGCAGCCGCAACAGCCGCAGCAAGACCCGATCGACCAAATCAGCAAAGTGGCGCGACTGCTGGATTACCTCAAGGGGGGCAACAAGGACTCTTCCCAAGTCCAGGGGCTACCATCGACCCAGCAGCAGGTGGGGCAATTTACCCCAACCGGGGTGGCGAATACGGCTCAATTCTTGCCCAGGAGCCAAGCGGATTTAGACCGCCAGTACCAGGAAATGGCATCGATCCAGTCCTCTGGAATCTCTACCTCCCCCAACTCGCAGCCTTGGCAGCAGGTTTGGGGTCAGCCGGGGGTAACCAATAATCTTGAGCAGCGCCAAAGTGTTGCTATCAAGCAATTGGTTGGAGCGGTCAACGCCTTAGATGCAGAACTAAGCCAGACCTATAACTTGATTAGCGATCTGGTTCACATCCTTGAAACCAACTTGCTACTCAATCAAGAAATTGAGATGCAAGACCAATTAATTAATACGTTGCTGCCGTTTGTCCAAGTGGCTCAAATCTGGGCACAGGACGCCTTGATGCATGAGCAGGTACTGGAAAATGTTTGCGCCCTATTAACTAACCCAGGCTTTTTGGTCTACTGGGCGTTCAAGACTTGGAAGGAAACGAGCTTAACCGAGTTTGACCAAGACACGATAGCTGAACAGTACCTATCTTTACTGGCAGCTAAAGGAAAGTATCCCCCACCCAGTCCACAGTTTTCTGGAAACTTCGCGCCTAGCCCACAGTTCCCTGGAAACCTTATCCCCAACGGTGGGATGCAGTTTCCCCCACAAATGGGTACTCCCCAAATCCCTTTCCCCCCGGTTCCCAGTAATGGTATGGGGCAACAACCCAGCAACGGAGTTTACGCCATTATCAACGCCCTAAGAAATCCTCAGGGTTCTGATACAGCCAGATCACTTGTTCGTGCAAGAAACGCAGGAGTACTTTAATGGTTGCCGCATTTGTACCAATGCTCACAGCCGCTGCCCCTGCCATCATTACCGCCTTCGGTACGGCAGGGGCTAAAGCTCTAGGAGATAGGGCTGGAAAAGAAGCGGGGAATGCGTTGTTTAATGCCAACGCTGGAAATGCTGCGGCTAATATGCCTCAAGTTCCAAGCAGCGTAAATCAGCAACGCATGATTGCGATGGCGAGCCAAAATCAACCCGCCCTCAGTAGCGATGAGCAGCGATCTCTAGCGGCGGTTACGGCGTTAGCTGCACAAAATCAACCCGCCGCTAACAACAATCGAACCTTGCTGGGAACCGTTGGCGATGTTGTTGAAAACGCCATAACTACCCCTCCAAAACTAGCTCTAGGGCTAGTTGGCAACACTTTGTCAGGAGTTGGGGGGGTAGTCAGTGGGGTAGGCAACTTCTTGGCAGGGCGATAAGTGTCGGTGTTCAAAATAGGTTCACATATTAACTAGGAGAAAATTGATGGACGGAACAATCTTTGGATTAAATGCCGACGTTGTGACAAACATGGCAGCGCAGAACGGGGGGCAAATTATGCAAGACCCTCGGCAGCAAATGGATTTACAGTATCAGCAAAAGCTTCGGGATGCTCAAGCGCAGCAGCGGCTGATACAAGAAAACGCTATTTTTGCGGGTCAACAAAACAACCAAGGGGCTAACCTAAACACTCAGCGAGCAATGGCACTTAACGCTCAAGCTAATGCAGCTCAAAACGTAAGCAACCAATTAAACCAATTAGGACAAGCCAGGACCGCTAATACAAATGCCATTCTAGGCGCAATGCAAAGTGTCGGTGGATTGTACAAGTAACCCAACATTTAAAAACCCGAAGGCATTCCCTACACGCCTTCGGGTTAAGTTCAGTTATCTCCCTCGATTGTAGCAACAGACACCCTAGGGAGACATGACAAACAGTATTTCGTTTGAAGACTATCCCGCGATTCTTAGCCAAGAGCTTTGGCGACCGCATCCCCTGTACATTGCAAGGTGGGTTACCCAGCCGCAGTTTCTGCACCGGACAGACTTGCAACCAGGACAAACCTTCCTTATGGATAGGTTTGGTTTCTGGGGCGACTCTGGAGATCTAACCGTTGATGCGCGATCGCGTCAGCCTGACCAAATCATTGGCACGGAAAACACGCGACAAATTCCCAAGTACAAAGTCCCCGTCACCATTCGGGAATTCACAGGACCCGGTGGTGGCGACCCCACCGACCCAACCCGACCCGGTAACCTCAAGCTCAGTTACCAAAGATTGCTATTTGCCCGCCGCAATATTTGGGACTTGACCCAAGCCGAGCCGTTGGTACAGCCCACCTTCCACGAGTCGGTGGGAGCCATCACACTGATGGACGACTACCGCCGTACTACGGATCGGTTTTACCTAAACCTGCTTAACAGTTCAGGTAACACCTACAACCCGCAAAACGTGGCAGACGGGGGAACCTACGACAATGGCCCACCCAAGTTTTCAGTCAGCGACTTGCAGCGAGTCTTCGAGCGCCTGCGTCGTGCCAAGGCTCCCACCTTCCCCGATGGGTATTACCACGGGCTGATTGATGACCGGATGTTGCTGCACTTGCAAGACGATCCGCGCTTTCAGCAGGTCGTGCAGAGCAGTGCCTATTACTCCATCCCGATGGTGATGGCATCCGACCCACGACTCTTTGGTCCCGGTCGGATGCCCCCCGCAATGGGCAGCATTAACTACATGGCGCAGCCCAACCAAATCGCCTTCCAGGGGATGGGGCTAAATCAAATGATGCCGGGGCAAGATGAAGCCCAAATGCCTGCGGGCTTTATCTTTGCTGGATTCCGAATCTTTACCACCAACAACGCTTTCACGAGTAGGGTGCAATTGACCTACACCAACGTCCCCACTCAGCAGCAAGCCATGCACCCCACAGGGTCAGCACTGCGAACCGCTTACCTAGGTTTCTTCTTTGGCTCAAATGCGATCGGGGAAGTGTTTGGTGGAGCGCCAGAAGATGGCATCCCTGTTCGCGTCAAGCGCAACATGAACGACGATTACGGTCGTTTTCTCATCCTGATTTGGCAAGCCTTTTTTGGTCTTGCCCTGCTCAACCCCGACTTTTCTGTCACTGCTCGCACCTACGGAGACTAAACTGATGCCCTTTATTCAAGCAGGGGATGTTTTTAAGAAAAAGTCCCTAGGGAATGTAATCGGAATTTTGGATGCTTGGGTTGGCGACGGCATCGTTGACTTCGACGGATCTGAGCGCAAGTTAACCTATGGTCTAGCGAGGTTGACTGATACCCTGCAAACAGCCATCCCTTTGATAATCCCAAGTTGGAGAGGGAATCAAACGGTTTGGCCTGATCGCCCATTGGTTCTACCCGCTGGCGTAACCATTAATTATGTGGGCTTGCGCCTTCCGGAGTACGGCAACCAATTTGAAGGAGCATCCCCTTGGGGCTTGCTGCCCAATAATTGTCAAATTGTTGGCACCACCGGGGAAAACCTCAAAGTCTCGCCAGCGACCGGGGCAACCACTCACACAACAACCAGCCCCAGCGTCGTTTGTGGACCTAACAACCAATACACCCCTGACGCTTTTTCCACGAGCTTCAGGACATCCGGTCAAGCCAACCAACCTGCACCGAGTTGGTTGACCACACTACCTGCTGCGACCACACCCCAAATCACAATTTCCAATGCCGCCAATACAGCCGCTGGGAACGGAGTTCGATTGTCCCAGACAGGTGCGATCGCTTTCATTATTGTGTGGTTCGCTTTGGAATTTGACCTTGCCCCACCGCGTATGCGGGAAGTTGAATTGCCTTTCATGCCAATTGCTTAATAAGGAGAAAAGCGCGACACGTCGCGGTTATCTTTTCTTCAGTCCCCAACCAATGACTAACGACTAATGGCGAACGATCAATTAGATAAAACACTTGTCCGCCTTGGAGGGGAAAAGCTCTCCCTCCAAGAAGGCGTCTATACCAACCAAAGCTTCACTCCCTTAGAGGAACCCATCCCCCGCTGGCTCCCTGATTACCCTGAGCCGCTTTGGCATAGTGGACTAGGTCAAGAAGTGCGGATTGTAGGGATTAACGTTTCTGCCTCAGTGATTCAGTACCGAATCAGGATTTTAAACTCCTCCGATACCCAGGAACGTATTGCGCTTGAATTCCAACTCCAAGAACTCAGCGAAGCGGATCGAGTTGTCGAGGGCGAAGCGTTGCCTATCAACAAAGCGCCGTGGGCACCACTTAAGGAGGCAATGCTGACTTTCTTGAGAAGCTATCCCGTTTCTGCTGAAGATCGGCAAAAGCTGGAAGTCCAAATTAAGAGCAAAAACAAGGGACTAGCCACTGCCATCATTGACGAGCGCCAAGCTGAGCAAGGACCCTTTGCGGGAACCGCTAACTTTGTGGATCGGATGAACCAGCGGAGTCCGGGGTTTCCGTGGGATGCGATCGCGCCAACGTTTGACTACACCCTTCCGAATCGATAGCGCTTGCTTCTACGGTTAAGGTCAGCTCCATGCTGAACCACCACCAGTCACATTCGTTGGGGCGGTGCTTTGGAGTTTGCACCATCACTAAGTAATAAGGTCTATCTGGTTTCTGTCCCAGCCAACGAATATCGTCGGGTTGAACTACATTATTCCAGATGATTTTAGAGCCAGGAAAGATAGGGATTGCCTGTATTCCGTTAGGGGTAGTCGCTTGGATTGATTCGTAAGTTGTACAAGCTCTCACCCTGTCCATGAAGGCTTGAGCGTCTGGAGGGATTGATTGAGTTAAGTTGCTCATTGTTTAAGTATCGTTATTGACTTTGCGCAATGAACGCTCAGGTTTTAGCCTTGTTTTGAGAAGTTCAATTTCCTGTGGAGTCCACATCCTGCCGTAACAACTTTGACCTAATTCGATATCTCCCCTAAACTCTTCCGGTCGCTTCTCAACTTCATTCATAAATGCTTTTCTAAGATCATCTTCGTTCATGGTTCAGCTCTCTCTATTAGATAAAGAACGGACTCGCGAACACCTAGGGTACAACATCCCTAGAGGGGTTCCTGCTGGACTGGAGATGCGGATTAATGAGGCAATGGATAGCATCCGCTCAACCCATGCTTATTTTGGCACGGGTGGGATTAGCTATTGGCTGACTCGCTGTGATGGCGCATTGATTGCCTCTGACCCCACTGATAGCCGCTGTTATACCCAACGCCAATTAATCCTAGGGGACGTGAACCGCTCGACCACCACGATTAGCAGTCGTGATATTGACTTCTGGTGGGAGCTGTACCTTAAGCAAACCGACCAGCTAGCCTTCAAGCTCAACGTCCCCAACCTAAGGCGACCTGACCAGGCGGCATTTATTTGGGTCAAGTACGGCTCTGATTATGTGCAGGGTATTCCTGGACCACCTGACACCTGCGTTAGCGATCGCCTTTATCTCAGTGCAAACTATGCTTAATATCGAAATCGTTCTACTTAATTTAGAAAACCAAATCAATACCATTCAGTCGCAGCTCATGAATAGCAGCGACCCTAAAGCGTTGATGGAGTTATCGATTGCTTTGAATGCCCACGTTCAAAGCTGGGTGATTCTCAAGGATGCCCGCGATAAAGCAAACCCTTATCTAGCTGGAACCATGCCCACTGTCATCCCTTACCAGACGGGAGCATAATTTATGGCTCCCACTTCTCCTCCTGTCGCCCCCAGTACTCAGCCCGCTTTTATCAAGCGAGTAGGCATTATCAATAGCGTCCGTCTCACCAACCAAGTTGTGGCGCGTGATGGTACTGGCGGCGTACCTGTTGTAATTTACGATCCAACGATTCACGGCGACGGCAATGGGGCGCTGGTTGAATCCATCCAAGTCATGCCCGTAGGAGTCAATGCCGCAAGCGTCTTGTTCCTGTTTTTCTCCCTTGCTACCATCACCCCGGTTCGCTGGGACTTCTGGCAAGAATTAACCCTTCCGGCTGTAACTGCCGCCCCCGCTGCCGCTGCACTAACCAGCGGAGCCAGCCCGCCTTACCCTTTACTCGTACAACTCCCCCCATTGCTTTCCCCTGCTTCTCCCACAACCACCCCAAACAGAGGATTACGGTTGAACGGGTCAGGTGTCATTTGGGCAGTAGCTTTGGGCAGCGCTGTTGCGGCTGGAGTCAATGTCACTCTGTTTGGAGGGGAACACTAATTGTGCTGAGTAACCTTTTCCCCCAACTTAATAGCACCCAGAAAAAAGTCCAAGCCAAGGTGGGGTGGAAAGGGTTGACAATATACCTATCTTGCTTTCCCTCGACTGCTATGCCCATTTACATATTGTCTTGGTCTTCCATACTTATCAAATGCATCAATAATTGTTTCACACCCGCAAGCACATGGAACCCTTTTTTCTGAGACTGTTTTTCCATGTCTAGCCATGTGACACTTTCTACACAAAGTTATACCATTGCTTACTTCAAATCGAAGCTCCGGATATTTGCTGTAAGGTTTAATGTGATGTGCAGCCAAGCCTTTCTCTCTTTTGTTGCATTGCTTGCCGCAGTCTTGGCAAATATAATTGTCTCTAGTTAAAACTTCTGTTCTCCATTGAATATATTGTGGATCTTTAAATCTTTCCCAAGGTTTTCCGCCTTTCCAAAATGGATGCTTTTCGCCTTTTAAAATAGTTCCATTCTTATGCTTGGTTGCTATCGCTTTTCTCTTTGCCTCTTCACTCATCTTTCTTCCTTTTGCTTTGTCTCCAATCTTAGTTCTACTTTTATCACTCAGTACCCTAGCAGTAGCTTTTTGCCTTTGCTGTTCAGACATATGCTCTGCACTTTTAGTTAGCCCCTGCTGTGCTGCTATCCTTGCAATGGTTGGTACTGACACCTCGTACTTCTCTGCTAAAAGTTTATTGCTGCTATTAGGATATAGCTTACAGAATTCATCAAGATTGCCACAAGAAAACTTTCTTACCATGCCAAACTCTAAAACAACTAGATTGCTTGAAAAATTCTCAGCGCATTTTAATAAAATAACAAGAAGGGCTACCAATTGGCTAGGCAGCCCATTTGCTTTAATCCTAGCTTTTGGTTCTATAATTGCTTGGATAATTTATGGCTGTATTGTTGGATTTACCAGTGAGGTACAGCTAGTAGCAAATACCGGAACAACTCTTATCACTTATGCGATGGTCTTTGTTGTTCAATCAAGCCAGAATAGTGACAGTCGCGCCATTCAGCTAAAGCTTAATGAACTAATTAGAACTCAGAAAGATGCTCGTAATGCTGTGATTGGATTAGAGGAAAGAGGTAATCAGGAAGCTGAAAAGTTACGGCAGGAATTTAAAGGACTGAGCGATGATGGCTAGCCGTGTCTTTTGTATCCTTCTCTCAACGCCAATGCGCTAAATCCTCTGGAAAAAAGTGTATTGTTGGGACAGTAAAGCAATTCACCTCAAGCTCAACGAAATTATCCTAGCGATTGAGTCAGTCCGCAACCAAGTCATCTCCTTAGAAGAAGAGGACGACAAACAAGCAGCCGAACTACAAAAAGAGTTCGAGCAAATCAAAAAAGATGACCCATCCTATCCTTAACTATGCTAAGCGCCCTCTTCCCTCAGCTCAATACCAATACCGCTAAAAAGGTTCAAGCCAAATTGACATGGAAAGGGCTAACAATTGCAATCGAATATCAGCCCGGAGATATTCGCTTTAACCGAGAAATGCAAGTCGCTTATGGGTATATTGAAAACTTCATAGGAGCGGACAAAGAGGCGCTGGATGTCTATCTAGGAAACAAGATAGCGAGCGATCGCGTATTCCAAATTGACCAACTAAAGAGGGATGGCAGTTTTGATGAACACAAGTTTATGTTGTGGTTTAAAGATATTGAAGAAGCGAAGGCTGCATTTTTAAATCAAATGCCTGCCGAATTGTTTGGAGGTATAGTAGAGATTAAATTGGCACAGTTAGAAAAAATATCGAAAGTGAATAAAGTGATTTACCAGAGAAGATTAAATGCGTTATTTTCTAGACACCGACTTACTGATAGCGAGAAAGGATTTTTTTTGCCCATGCAACAAGGTCTTCCACTCTTTGCCCACTTGGTTGACTGTGCAACCACAGCTCAAGATTTTCTGGAGCATTGTTTATCCTATTACCATCTTTGTGATGTACTCTTTCGTCTGAATAAAGAGGACGACCAAGGACTTCTTCCATTACGTGCCTGTGTTCAAGAATCCACTTGCCTTCGTTGTTTCTAATTAGTTTGTATCCATGATTATTGATATATCCTTCAGTTGGCTTAATGGGACGTTTTACACCGGGTCTTCCTTTTCCCTCGCCCATCAATGGATTTCCATAACGCAGTAGCTTTTTGTAATGAGCGTTGCAATATCCTCTCGCCTGCACTGATTTAGGGCAGCCGTCAACGAGGCAGCTAGGACCTCTTTTTTCTGCGAATAGTTGACTTAGATGATGCTCTCTGCAAACATCCCTTCCACTACAAATAAAACGATTACAATCTAAAACAGAGCAAATCATAGGTATATATTTTAAAGCATCCTTCAATCATTTTACCATCATGAGATATTATATCGACACAGAATTTATTGAAGACGGTCGCACAATAGAGCTGATTAGCATTGGCATTGTGTCCGAGGATGGGAGAGAGCATTATGCCATCAATTATGATTGTGATTTTGAAAAGGCAAGTAACTGGGTTAAAGAAAATGTCTTGAGTCAACTACCAGAAAAGCCATTGCCAGGATTCGATCCAGAGCCATTAAAACAGGGATGGAGGAACAAAGGAGCGATCGCACACGACGTTGCTGAGTTTTGCGGGTGTGAGATTTCTGAGAAAAAGTCCCCATCAAAAGAAGAAATTCTAAGAGGCAAGCTTTGGGACATACAACTAAGGAGTGATGCAAGTAAACCAGAGTTCTGGGGATATTACGCTGATTATGACTGGGTAGTATTTTGCCAGTTGTTTGGCACGATGATGGACTTACCTAAAGGGTTTCCAAGGTACTGCCGCGACATCAAACAACTGTGTGATGAAATAGGCAATCCTCAATTACCAGAACAAGGTAAAAGGGTACACAACGCCCTAGCTGATGCGCGATGGAATAAACAGGCGTGGGAGTTTCTGAGGAAGTTCAACGAAAATTTTAGTTTTGAGCGTATATAAGGATTAAATTGTCATGGTCTGGATACACTTAGAAAGCACTTCAATCAATTCAATCGCGATCGCAACCATTGACTGGGGAACCGACGAAAAACCAGTCGAAGAAATGCCCTCTGGCACAACAGAAGTGGCTAACCCAAACGCCGGAGTTTCTTCTCCTCAAGTGGCAGTTGTGCGCCTATTAGTGCAGCTCAATGACACTCCTTTATCAATTGTCATTGACCGCAACTCAGAGGACTTCAAGAAGCTTAAAGCAGCACTAGGTAAGTCGTGAAATGCCCCGCAAATCAGGGATTGGGAAACAACCAGGGGACGACTTTGGCAGGTCCAAGAAAATCCCCGAAGTGGACAGCTATCGCCAAAGCAATCGCTGGAGTTTCCGAGTCCCCAAAGACCCCAACGATTTAACTAATCTCAACGACGCTTGCGGCTTCAACGAAATCAATCCCGCCGACAACCTCTTGGAAGCTCGTGGTCGGCAGATGGGGGAATCGGTCGAGTACGACCCCGTCCAGATTCAAAACTACCGATCGCAGTTTGCTCGGTACGAGAAGGCGATCGGTCTCACGATTGACCGCATCTACCAGAACGCCAAAGGACGCACTGTCTACGCATTTTGCTCCAAAGATTCTCCCACGGGGTTCTGGGAAGTTACCCAGGCGGGAGGAACTTTCCTCAATATCCCCAAGCCCGTATTACTCGTAATTTGCCCACGCCCGTTCCAACTTCAGGACTTGACCGGGGTCATCACAACCGATGGTGATACTTTCCGTTGGACGCAATTGCAGGGGCGAACAACTAGCATTTTTCCCAATACAGGGGGAGTAGAAGCCCTTAACCCCACTATCTTTACCTTTGGCGCACCAGGTGCCTACGACCCGCCCATTCAACTGCTCATTGAGTTAGAGGACAACCCTCAAGTTTTCCGCATCGTTCAGATTACAACAGTGCCAACATCAGACCAATACGGCACGGGCTTTACCCCTTTAGGTAATGGCGTTGCCCCTTGCTACAAAGTCCGAACCATTACCCCCGCTCCTGCCCGCGCAGAAGGTGGGGCGTTGTATACCGGAGGCGCGATCGCCTTCACTTGGAACCTGCCCACCTGTGACACTAATTCGGTTTTACAAACTGTTTGGGAGAGCAACCTAACAGGAACTTACCTCCCCGTTGCAGCTTACCCAGTCAGCGCCAATCGTTTATTCGTGGCGCAGCCTAACGTTAGATACAGTATTCGGTCTGATTTTGATACTGGGTTAAGGCAATATTCCACCACGAGCGATCGCTTTTTATGGTCTTATAGCCCTGGGGTACTGAACACAGACAAAGTGATACTTGCTGATACAACACAGCAAGGAATAAGTTTTGCTTCTACTAAGTCGCTAACCACTCAATATCAGTTGTCAGTAATCACCCAACAACCTACTGACACTTTTCCAAATGCTATTAGCTTCTCCAGAGGGAAGGCTAACTTTACTCAATACCCGTTGTCAGTCATCACCCAACAACCTACTGACACTTTTCCAAGTGCTGTTAGCTTCTCCAAGGGAAGGGCAAGCTTCATTAAATATCAATTGAGCGGAGTAATCATCGGTTAATGCAATTAAAAGGCTCTATCGAAATCCATCGCATCGACAGTCGCACAGGTCAGTTACAAGAGGTAATCAAGCAGGATAATATTATTCCCCAAGCGACCTTAGTTAGCCTCTTAAACTGGAACTCTAACAACAATTTTTTTGGGTCTAAACTCATTAGTCTTAGTACCCAAAACACCGCCCCCGACGTAAACAATAATAGTTTAACGCAAATTATTGCTACGGGGTATGTTGCCGCTGGAACTATGTCCCCTGAATGGTATGAAGGAGTAACACCTCCTTTTGGACAGGTAAGAAATCGATTTGACCCCCCACCGGGAGGGATTGCTAGAACTTTCAACACGGTAGCTCTAGCCAACCAAGGCTCAAATAATAATCAGAATAGTGTAACTGGGATTGCCTTTGCCTATGTAAGGTTAGACCTAAGCTGCACTCAAGGAAGTTTTGATACTTTAGACATTTATTACAGAATTCAATTTCAAAATATTTCCAACAAAGGCTTTTTGGATAACGACAGTGTCACTAAAGACTTTGGACGATGCCTTTTTGGATCGTCACCGCTTCCCGCCCCTTTTCGGATAAGTTTTCTTTACGCTCATCCTAGTAACTTGACGGCAATGGGTTATAGAAATATTTACGCCTTAGCAGGTTCTTCCCTTGCGCTTGTTGTGGCTTCTGTTGTGAACTGGTTTAGCGGAATTGCTATTCCTAGTCATTTCAAATGGCAATACACTTATCAGCAAGCTAGATCTAGCACCGTAGGACTAGGAATTATCTTCAGTAATATGTTGCAAGGACAAGGAGAAACCTTGCCCGACTCTGCTTACAATATCTCTAAATTCAATTATCCTCAAGAGCCATTCCAGACGGGATTTTGGCATGGCTCTGCCAGTAACACCCCATTCTTTGACGCCAATAATTTTGGCAGTAGCAATGGCAGGGTCACTCTTTCCGGGACATGGGTAGGGGGTTGGCCTATGCTGTTCAGGATTAATGTCTTTGTCAATTTAACAGTCACAACAACAGCGGCAGCGGTAGCGGGGGCTACCTCTTTAACCGTCCAAACCCTGCAAAACGCGATCGCATCAGGCACTCAAATTTCTTTCCCTAATGGCGTAATTGCAACAACAACAGCAATCGCCGCCGCAGGGGGTACATCTATTCCCGTTCAAGCTTTATCAGGCGCGGTCACGACCAACTCAATCGGGAGTTACGCCAGTAATAGTGGCAACGGGGGAGTAGGCACAGCAACCTACAACTGGTCGGTCAGGCGACATTTAGGATTTTCTGGCAGCAATTACACAGACTTAGTGCTGGCGGGGAATCCTTACCGCCATCCCCTCAACCAACCCGCTCCAGGCTTCCACGGCTGGAAGGATGAGAACAACGATTTACTTCGATTCAGTAATACCCAAGTCGTCCAATATGATCTGTCCGGTGTAACTCTTCTTGACTTAATGTCTGGAGCTTACACCAACTACGACAACACTACCATCCCTGCGATTGGGGCTGGAGCAAGCAGTGACATCCGGCAGTGTGCGACTGATGGTAGCCGAATCTATGTGGCGTGCCGAAATACTGGGCTTTGGGTCATTGATGTCGCTGCCGCGACGGCAACCAACCCCGTCGCGACTCCTTGCTATGGCGTGGACATTGGTCGCCTTGGGGTGGCGTGGGCAATCTTTAACGGGAGTTTGCGAAACAGCACCAACTGGGCAGCGTCGGTTACTTTCACCTTCACCGGACTAACCGATAACAACTGGGCAAGGACTAGGTTCCTCAAAGCCGATCCAGGTCAAACCGATGACCAGCTTGCGATTGTTGCCGACAATGGTGCTGGTGTTAACCGCGTCATTTGGTACAGATCCTCAACGGCGGCTTCTACCCTCGGCTATTCTGCCGCTACCTTAAAAAGCTGGCCTGCTAGTTTGGATTGTTCGGACACCGGAGGGTTCTGGGCAATCCAGTCCCTAAGACTAACCTTTGCCGCTGCGACTACCAGTGCGATCGCATCCGTCCCCGCCCAATCTTTAATCAGCTCCATCTATGGGACTGATACGTTCTATAAAATCTCGTTTGTTGGCACTTCCTTAATTGCAGCTAGCACCTTGGTCAGTGCAGCCAATGCTGTCGTCAATAGCCATACCACCATCCCCGCTTCCCCCTATGTCTTGCACATGGTAGGCGGCATAATTATCGCCGCTCGGTATATGCGCCAACTGCACACAGACAATGTCTTCTGCTGGGAGAATTATGGCTGGGATGGCTCTAGCTGGGTCTTGGGGCTAAGAACTGCACGCCCCACTCACACAGCCCCACAACCCCTACTTCATGGAATCAGTGTAGCGTTTGCTAATGGGGCTAACCCCCCTCACTTCACTGCGACGGACTACTTTACTCAAGGCATCTGCTACGGGCTTTGGAAGGACAACGCAACGGATATCTTCTATCAGTCCCAGTGGTATAGCAAACCCGTTGAATTTGATTTTCCTATCCCCGCAGGCGTCACAATTCCCCCAGCCGGACAAACTTACAAACTGACCGCAGCCAACGATGTCAACTACCAGCGCATTGAGACTGACTCAATTGACGTACTCGCCAGGTTCTTAATTGCTGGTTCTCCCGTGGCGACTGTTTACGTGAACGGGGAAGCGCCTGGACCCAACGAGATTACAGTCAACGGGGTGACAGGGGTAGTCACGTTCAACTCAGTTGATGCGGGGAAGAGTTTTTCGGGAACTTATGCTTGGATACGCTTTGCTTAGATAACCGCGACGCATCGCGGTTATCTAAAGTATTGATGTCGCAAGTAGAATAACTTTAGGTGTTAACAGTCATATCAAAATGAATAACCGCAAGTTTAATTCGCTTCAATACGAGCAGCCTCTAGTAAAACAATTGCACACTATTGAGAGTTTAGCTAAAGCCGTAGGTTTAAAGGAACCTGGTTTATTTAAAGTCGAAAGTGAAGCTGATAACCCACGTCATCCAAGAAGTTCTGGTCGGACAACCCGAACTATTTTACTTGCTTGCGTAGCCAGTCAAAAAAACAGGGTGCTGATACTGGGACACAACTGGATTTACACTAAGCAGCTATTAGATCAGACGATCACTTATTGTAAACAGGGAGGGATTAATCCAAGCAATATTATGCGTTTTTACATCCCTGTTGGCACTTCTGTTGAATCAGCTCTTCGCGGAAGGGAAGACGTGATAATTCTTGAAGATCACTACAGAGATGAAATGGCTTGGGGACGCTTGCCAAGGCCCAAACTTGAACGGTTGAGCTAACACTTATGTCCAAAGGATTCTGGAAAAGACAGCAGGACAATGACGAGATATCTGTAGAATCAATGGTCAGAGTAAATGATCTCTCTCCTGCGGTTCTAATTAAGTGGGGAAAGAACAAAGGTACTCTCGATTTGGATGAAGCAACAGCCCACGCTACTGGAATCTTAAAAGCAGTATCTTGCGCTCGTAGTGATAGTGCTGTCGTCAAGCTCTTCTCCTCTCTTGAAGGATTAGATCTGCCCAAATCTGCCCTGTTCCGTCAAATGCTCAGAGACTTTAGAGAGAAAAATAAGGAGCAAGACTTGTCAGGAGTACGTGTGGTTCTTGACCCGGATGAAGAGCCAATGCCTACCTCTGAAGTCTTCTACCATGCCCTTCACCTTCTAGAAGTAGCAGTGATGAGCGAGACAGAAGCTTTCCTAGTAGAGTTTCTGCGCCAAGAAATGAACATGGATGCAGATAGAATCAATGCCATTATCCATGGCCTAAGAAGTATTATGTACAAAACAGAGGAGACAGCATGAATAACTCCGAGAAAAACAATCAATGGTCTTCGCACCACTGGGAGGCAGAAGGCAAGCCAGATGGAGGAGTGAGCTATGGAATAGGTTTTACAATTGCTTGGCAGCGTGGTTCATTGCTGGACAATGGTAGGAATGGCGCTTTCCTAATTGAGGTATTAGAGGTTTGTCTAGACGAGCTAAAGCACAAACACAAACAGTTCCCCTGCAAGGAAAATCTTGATGCAATTGAATACCTTGAAAAATGTTTGCTATCACTAAATAGCCGATTAGAAAGAAGGAAGCAAGAGGGGACACTTTACGACCACAAAGAAAGCCCAATGTATCCAGATTGATCTAGCCATGAACCAAAACTTTATGAGAAATGTAACTGAACTAAACCCACTAGAACTCAATGCTTTTATGACCGACCTACACGCCACTATCGTAAACTTAACTGAGCAGAAAAATGCAGCCTATGCCGAGCGCAATAAGTGCATTGCTCTTGCTACTCGGATGGCTATAGCTTTTGGTTTAGAGGCTGGTCGTTGGTATCATGAGGGAGAAGAAGAGGGTTGGGGTTGGATTGTCTCTATCCATCTTCCAACTGGATGGGCTGACTGGCACATTGCAGATTTTGAAATCAACGAGTTTTCGGATTTGCCAATTATTGAGAGGCAATGGGAAGAATACTCAACAGAAGAAAAATACCAACGAGTTTTGGAAGCAAGGTTCTGGTAATACGAAATGAATAAAGAGCCTCCCTTTCCTCATGTTCCTAGATGGCATGATTCTATCCCTCGCGAAGTACAAAAAGAGATAGGACAAGCAGTAGAATCTCAGATGAAAGAGCTACCTTTATATCTTCAGTTTGAGTGGTACAAGCCTTGCTACCTTGAGAGGAGCTTTTTCCTTAAAGCCTCAAAGTACATAAGAATTCCAGGTTCAGATTATTGGCAATAAGAAAGCGCAAGCCCAACAAGAAGTCCTACAAACGTTTCCTTGTCTCTCCCTACTGGAAGGAGGTGAGGAGTAAAGTCATAACGCGCGATCGCTACAAGTGCAAAAGCTGCGGGGCAACCAAATACCTGCAAGTTCACCACAAGACTTATGCCCACCACAGACAAGAACACCTCTACCTCAAGGATTTAGAGACACTATGCAGGAGCTGTCACAGGAAGAAACACCGCCGCTCTCAAATGAAGAGCTAGCTCAAACCCCTAATGCCAAAATTTGGGCAAGAGAGTTTATGAAAACCGTAGAAAATAAAGATATTGAGATAGATGAAGACTTTATGGAAGGCTGGTTCGGGGCTGCAATTATGGCAGGCTGGGACGAACTTGAGCGGAGAGTTAAAGGAACAAAAACTATTGATGCCAAACAATAAAATTACATTTGAACGCTAATATTGAAAGAAGGGCAAAGACCGGATTCAGGGCTAAAGTCTCCTGCGTAGTAGCGGTGGCTCTTGGCGTCAGCGCCCTTTAATCTTTTAAGCTCCAAACGACAAACCCCCTTGGACTCCTAAGGGGGTTTTGTTAGTCCTAACGCGCTTCCATGCGACAGGAAGTGCAGAACGCAAGTTAGCAGCCCACTGCTTGACGCTGGCGACGTTCCTGAATCGCCAACTTCAGCGATCGCTCTGTCTCTAACTGTCGCACTGCCAACCGCGCTGCTTCCTTGGCATTCGCCTTATCCACAACTCTCGCGATCGCGCTCACTGCCTGAACCTGCTCACCATCCGACCAGAACGACCGACCTGAAAGGTGAATTCGTCGCCCTGAGTTCAAGCAGACCAGTGCCGCTCCGCCCTTAAACGTTGTGGTAGCTGAGGCAATATCGCGCCACTCTACCGCCGTGGCTTGCAGCATAGCTTGAGGGAGGTGGGACGCGATCGCTTTCTTGTCTGAATCGCTCAGGATTTCGTAGTCAGCAGCTGCAGTTTTGGTCGAGACGAGGCGGGAGATTAAAGCTAGCATGGTTGTAACCTTTTTCTTGAGGGTTAGAGGAAGCTGTTTCTTTTTCGGGGAGGCAGCTTTCTCTTTGGTTGATACTCTTATTATTGCATCGCCGTAAGTTCCGGTCTTCAGTAATTATGCTGAAGTTTTGACTAGCTCACTCGTTTTACAGTCCAATGCCGCACACAACGCTACTACATGAGCTAAACCCTCCATCTCCTTCTCCCCGCGCTCCCAGGCACGAACAATGCGATCGCTCACTCCAAGCCTGACCGCAAGCTCAACTTGTGTTAACCCCGCCTGAACTCGCAAAGCTTTCAACCCCCGCGCTAGCAGTAGCCCCGCTTCACAGTCTAGAATCAGGCATAAGCGGACGGTGCGTTCAATGCGATCGCCCCTCGTGCCATTCTCCCAGCGCTGGACAACCTCAACGGATACGCCAACAGACTGAGCGAGTTCAGCTTGTGAGAGGTTTCTTGTGGTGCGGAGAAAGGCAATTTGCAGCATCCTTCTATACTGCCATAAGTTCCGGCAGACCAACCCTTCCCTATGTTTGATTTCTCTCAGGTTAAAGCAGCTATTCCCTTACCACAACGCAAGTTCCCCGTTGCCGCAGCAGCTCGTCCCGATGTTTATGATTTACTCATAAATCTTAAGCAGTTTGAATTTAAGAATGCTCCACTCGGATTCCCTAGCAGTATCCCTATTTTTCCTGACCCCGCAGCCTCAAGCATTGCCCTTGCTCAGACAGAAGAATGTATGCTGTTCTACGACCAGAAGAGTCTATCGCTGTATTTGAATCGAGCTGAAGACCCTATGGCTTGGATAAAATACTGCTGCGAGCTAGCAGGGATACCTTACCCAACAGAAGATGACCCAACAAAACAGTTTCCGCCCACCATGTGACCTTGGCTATTACAAGCAGTTGCAACCTGATAGCTCAGTTAAAATCAAGAGATGCTCCCCTCACCAAGTCGTTCTGGTTCTCATCAACTCACGGTCTGAGTATGAAAGATTCCTGATTAAGCACAACCTTCCACGCGCTAACTACCGTTTCTTGCATGACCCAGTCCAACTGGTAGGTCGTGGATGGGACAATGCTTACCTTTTATGTGTTGGCGACTGGCATTTGTCACCGCTCCTTGCTCATGAAGATGGGCATCGAATACTGGATATTAGGTTCCCGTGGTGGCAAAAGAGAGCGATCACTAATTAGCTGAAACGACCTGAGCAGGAGATAAACGCGACGTATCGCGGTTTTGCTTGGAGGTAATTGCAATGAATGCCAATCAAATTAGACAAAAACTGTTTTTGACAAACCCTGAACCTGATTTGGTTGAGGCGTGCGATCGCGCATTAGCAACTGGGTGTATTTTAAAAACTGACGAGTGCCCCGTGTTAGACGCAAACGGCAATCCACTGGAAAAAGAAACAATTTACCGCTACCGAGACAAGCTCATTAAAGTTCGGAGTTGGGAGTTTGGCGCGGGGAATATGCTCGATAGGTATTACCGCATCTTTTATACCGATAACGACTTGAATGATACATTCTTGGTGGTCAATGCTAGATACCCGCTGGGAGTGTTCGCTGGCGCGGTCTATCCCTCAATCCTGGTGAGCGTGAAAGTATAGCCCCTCTCTAGAAACCTTTTTTTGTCCTAGGCATAAACCTACAGAAAAATTGGAAGCCCCTCTCATTTTTCTGGCAGGAAATCCAGGATTAATTTTAGTTTTACGGGAACGAGTGTTCGCTTGTAATGTATAGAGATGCCCTCTCTTCACTGACAAAAATGCCAAGAGACAACGAAGCAATTATTAAATTACTGCACCAAACACAGACGACTGATCGAGAGTTGCTAAAGCGACTAATTGAAGCAGAAGCAAGTCATCAAACCTTAGGGATGGTGGTTGAGCGCCTAAGATTGTCAGAGGATGCTATCAACTGGATGGGAGAAGAACAGCGCGAGAGAACTCCGTTCCCTTCTGGGTTGATCGGTGGTGCTGTGGCTTGTAGACCTAGCTTGAGTAGCATTCCGGTTCCAGGGGAATATCGCTTCAGTGACGTGGAAGTAGAGGGAGCTAAGCGTTTGCTTGAAGAAATATCTTTAAAGCGCGAAACCCTGCAAGTGAATAACACTGAGCCTAGAGAAGATTAACGTCTCTTTTGATAACAGTAGAGGCGATCGCCCCAATTAAGAGCGATCGCCTCTGTTGTTGATATACCAACTATGCTTGCCATAACCGCGACGCATCGCGGTTATCTCTTTCCCTTCTGTATAGCCCCCTTGACTACACGCTTCTCAATCACAACCTTCTCCGTCTCAATCTCAACGGAAAACATCCGTGATTCGTGGTGAAATATCCAAGCCCTGAAGTCTTGAAATAGCCACTCCTCCTCTGCGTTGAGCAAAGGTTTACCGTGTTTGCGGCTGTCGTAAACAACTTGACCGCTAGGATTGACGTACCAATAATCAATAAAATTTATCCCGCTTTCCAGTCGCCTTTGGTAGTTCAATATCCAAACTTTCCCAAGGTAGGTTCGGTGGGTGCAAGTATGTACCTCGGACTGGTAGACGGGATTTCCGCCTTCACTAACTGTTACTGTCATTATTTTTCCCCTGAATTGCCCGTCTAATAAAACCTCTCCAAGCAGGCTCTTTTTCTCCTCTAGCATTCCGCTGTGTCAGATGAAGGTGTGCTCCTCCGTCTATTCCGGTGTTACCTGATCGCATTTCTTTGGTCTTCTCGTTGCAACTTGACAAGTGCAAATAGTCGAACGATTTTCCTAGTGAAGGAGCGTCAAAGCTAGCAACATTGCCCCCGCCATTCTTATCCCACCAGCATCGGAAGTTTTTAGCTTCTGCGATCGCATACACAGGAGTTCCTTCTGGTAATCCAACATCCGTCCCTCGGTGGTATGTGCTGGCTCCTGCTGGGAGGTTCGCCCCTTTACGATTCCCCCAAGGGGATGTCACCTCATACCCTGCAATCTTCTCCCCTTTGGCTGGCGTAGATTTGTCTTCTGCTGTCCAATCGTTCAATTCCGACTCCTGCTCTTCAAATAGAACAGGATTACTGTTCAATACGCTTCCTGCTGAATTCAATTTCCGTTCTGTAGAATCAACGCTGAATTCAAGTGAGACGCTGTTGATACCCTTAATGTCGCCATTGAGAATCGCGATCGCTCTACTTCGATGTTCCCGATTCATTCTCTCGACCGCACTATCTAAAGTGTGATAGCCATCCGAGATACTTCCACGGGCGTAAGGATGTCCAGCAAAGACGGTGGAGTAAAGTTGCTTGAGAGTTCCACCCTTGGGGAAGCCTCTCTTCACTAGATACTTTCCTACATAGTCGAGCTGCTCGGTTGCCGACATACGAGCCAGTTCCTTTACAGTGGCTCCCAACTCGGCTGCGGTTGCGGGCATAAATTGAATAAGTCCCACGGCTCTCCCCTGCCCCGGCACATATGGTCCACGTTGAGAAGGAGAAAGAGTTCCTGCTGACTCAAAGCTCATCAGAGTAAGCAGGTCTACTGGGTCAGCGCCAATGTTGGCAGCTACCTGTCTAACCTTGTCGGCAAAGTTTAGCTCTGAGCCTTGGCGTTCAAATAGAACGGGATTGCCGTTCAATACGCTATCCACTGAATTCAGTTTCCGTTCTGTGGAATCGATATTGAATTCAATAGCTACCCCCTTTGAACCTAGGTTGAATGGCGTGGAATCGTTGTTGTACGACGTGGAACGGGAATTGAACGAGCCTGAATTCAACGAGAGTAATAGAGCAAGAGCGGCAGCTACACCTCCAGAAGCCAGTGTCGTAGCTAACTGCTGTTTCTGTTTGGGGGAGAGGAGGTGATTGTATTCCTTGAGAAGTTGGTAGTACTCCTGCTCTAATTCATGGGCTAAAGCCTGAAGCTGCTCGACCTCTTCAATGAGGCTTAGCTGGTTGAGTCGTTGCTTGACTGCTTTGCGGTTGACTAGAGTAGCTGTAAACATAAAGACCTCCAACTAGAAGTAGTGAAACTGAGGCGAAGTGAAGCCAGAACGTGCGGGAGCTGAGAATAACTTTCCATGCCGCAGCGGGTTTTGAGGTCTGGCTTTGAACCTTGGAGAGCTTCACCCTAGTGGCTTCAAGCAAGCGGCGGGTAAGCTCTAGCTCTGAGTAGCCTTGGTCTAGCAGTTGCTTAAAATCAGCGCTGGTTGAGCAATCGTATTCTTGGGAAAGCGCTTGGACGTTTTGATATTCCTCCCACTCCAGGTTGGATTGGGAATAAAGAATAGAGGGGTCTTGCATGGATTTTATTAATTGACTCCATCCCCCCATCCCGTAAGGATGGGTAGGTGCAGGCAATTAAATCAGGGACTTAGCTACCATCTGTTGGCAGAACAAATGCTGAGAAAGAGCTGAGGCAATCCGAGAGGGATGGATGAGGTTGGTTGAATACCCACCATCAGTAAAGAGCTTCTGTAACCCTTCTTTGAAAAAGTCGCACATCCCGCCGACAAGGTGAACATCATCAATGTCTACGTCAGGGAACCAGTCGAGAATTTCATTTACGACCTGACCCAAAAACTTAGGCTTCAAGTCGGTAACGTACTTGGCAAGCGGAACTTTACGCAGTCCAGTTGCTGTTTTGTACTGGAAGAATTCATCGCCGTTCGCGATCGCCTGAATCAGTCGCGGGGAATTTTTGCTAGGAATTTGCAGGTCTGGGTGATTGGCGACCATCTCGGCAAACTGGTACATTCCAGCGGGAAGAGAAACGGAGGCCGTGGGATTGAATTCGATACTATCTGAACGCTTGTTGTATTCAAGTAACGTACAATCCAGCGTCCAGTGTCCACCATCCAATACAACGCCTTTACGACCAGAGAACTTGGCACCTTGGCGCTGTGCTAAGTACAAGGGAGCGGCTCCTTCAGGGAGGACGTAGACTTGCTCAGGGTAGATGAAGTAATCCTCACCAAAAGCGTGAATCTCTAACTTTTGCTCTTGGTAAGTGGAAACCAGTTTGTCACGCTCCTGCTTGAACTTCTTAGAGTAAGGAATGGAAAAACACGCCGCCACGCTTCCCCGAATGCCCAACATGATGCAAGCCGCAGCAAGCTTTACTCCAGCGTAGTCAAGCTTGCTTAGTCCTGGGGTTAGCACAGCCCCTGCATCGATCGCCGCTTGTCCAACCAAGTACCCCTTACCCTGAAAGATAAATTTCAGGTTATTCTCTATTTCCAGCTTGCCGTTGCCCAAGTCACTCTCAAGCTCTATATCTCGGCATTCATCAGCCTCGACCTCTTTAACCGGAGAAGGTAGGCAAACCACTTGCTCACTATCCGAGAGGTCTTCACCTATTGCCCCACGAGTTCCAGTTGTGCCCATGTCCAAACCCAAGCAAGGGAATGGCAGTTCGACAACACGGGTTAGCGCGGGCGGTCTTGAAGCCGTTTTTGCCTTCCCGTTTCCACTGCTCCGGGTAGCTAAAGCTTCAGCCGTGGGGGATTCCATCAACTCGTTCTCAAACTCAGTCATATATTTCCCTATCTGTTTCAATGTTGGATGTGGTCTAGGCAGTCTAGTCTTCGATTTCCGGTGACTCTTCATCAAGAATCTCGTCCATCTGGTTAAAACCTTCCGCAAGAGATTCCTCACCTGCAAGGCGAAGTGTTTTCCCTCGCTCATACATCTGCTGTAGGTAGGCTTTCTCCCTCTTGGTCGCCTTTGTTTCAAAACGGCTCCTCCACCCCTGCACTTTGTTAATCCGCCCCACCTCGCTCCCTGACAAGTCCTGTACTTCCGGCACAGAAGTTGTCGGCTGCCTGAGTACTAAAGTGGATGTCTGCGAACTACTCCACTCGGTCACCCGCGTCTGCTGGACTATCTTCCACGCCGACCAGTCTCTAGGTTTTGATGGGTTAGGGGCGGACTGGCTGATAAAAACTCCCGCCTCTGAATCAAACTCGTTGATTATCCGAACCGCTGTTAATTCTCCTTGGAAGTGCGATCGCATCTCTTCTGGGACGGGACGCTGAGAACGAACTACCGTTTGCTCTTGGGTGAAGTCTTGAATTTTAATCAGCTCATAGAGGAGAGTAGGACGGAATAACCCGGTTTCTGGGTCTATCAAATACCAAGAAGCTATCTCCCCTAACTGCTCTCTAAGCTTGCCGTACCAGTTGCTGGCGTTCTTGTTGTGCTTTGCTCCTCCTAACCACCCAGACGCTATTTGTATCCATTTTTGGTAATAGCTAGGGTCATCAGGAATGTTGTACACCCACCTCTCCCGTGGCGATAGTTCAGGGTTGAAAGGTCTTAATCTTTCGCTGCTCTGTACTACCTGAATAAGCTGGGGTTCAACATCAATTACATCTGTGTCTTGTTCCATGTTTGATGATGCTTACTACTTGATTGACTCCTCGTTCACACTCCGCACTCATCACTCACACTCTGCATCTATACACCCAGTACGGCTCTCAATCTCGGCTTCTATAAACCCCTTCGCCGCAGCGAGCGTTACAAACACGGGGTTTGAATAGCGCTCTCGTTGGTCACCATCACGCCAAACTCGAAATCCGGCTTTTGGGTGACGCTCCATTGAGAATCCGTTGTCGTTCGCGAGTTTGCGAATCTGGGCAAACGTGTATCGCTGCGTCATACGCCTCCTTTATCAATCGCGGCTTCTAACTTTTCTAGTTGCACTTGATCGCTTAACCTTTGCACGCCGCGATACCAAATTCGATAGGCGATATTTACGATTTCGGAAGAGATTCCGAGTTCGATTAACTGCGATCGGTATGCTTGCAATTGGGCAATTCGTCCTGTGGTTTTCATGAATCTTCCCTATCTAATCGGTCAAGTGCTTGCTGCGAAAGAAGCTCGGCCATCGCTTGATCGGCTAAATCCGCATAATTGTCGCGAAAATTAACCAAGGGTTGAATTGATGCAACTTGCTGACTATCCCCGCTAGCCTCGGCTTCCGCTAATAGTTCATCAACCTTTTCCGAAAACTCATCGAAAGGTGGTTTTTCATGTGACTTTTTTTGGGTAATGCGATCTGGAAGTAGCAGTTACCTGCCGCTTCCTCTGCTGTCTTCAGGATGCAAAAAGTTAACCTCCTTAAGTAAGGAAGTAATCACTTACTGCCTTGAACAAGTAAGTAATGCAGCGGCTAGCAAACACGGGCACTAGCCACTGCTTTTTATTCGTGATAGCTTTAACTATATCGCACAGTACACACTGTGCGTCAATAACAAGCAATCAAATTAACTAGTGCATCACTTAAACCTTGATTACAGGGAGGTCGGAAGATTTGTACAAAAATAAGGCAATGGTGCTTAATCCAAATGAGAAAATTAGCAGGCAACCTAGCTCAGGACTTGCTTATGAAAGAACAGCAGGTCGCTCTATTTGCCCACTTGCGATCACGCATTGAGTCGAAGAGCGATGAAGCTTTGACCAGTTATTTGAATTCAAGACTGCCCTCTGGCTCTAAATTTACCCGCGACTCTGTGCGTCGTTGGGCGAGTGGGTTGCAGGTCATCAGCAAGCCCAACCAAATTAAACTGGCTCAAGCGCTTTCATGCTCCCATGAAACTTTAAGCAGGTACTTTAAGCAGGAAACACCCCAAGAAGAGTTCTTCACTCTAATCGACACCTTGGAACCTGTCGCCCCAACTCAAACAGAGGCGGAGAGGTTCGACCAAGCCGTCACCTTAGTACAGGGGTTCTCCTTGCCTATGCTGGGGAGAATGTTTGCCGTGATTGGGGAGTTATTCGCTGAGCGCTGGAACGAGTTTGCCACAAGCCCTAGTTCACCCCCACCGCAGACTACATTCAGCTCAATGGTTCAAGACTGTCTAGATGAATGTATTGAGCAGCTAGAGGGGGGAATCACTGAAGCGAGGCTGCGTGCGATCGCCCTTGGAGAGAAGCCCACTGTACACGAGGTAGAACTGCTATCAACAGTTCTCCCAGCGACCCTAGAAGAATTAGAAGAGTTGTATCGCAAGGAGCATGAAAATGGACATCGTCATGGGTGTCAACACCCTAATTAGCTGCCAGCGCTGGAGAGAGTTCGCCGAAGCGTGTGAGCTGGACTACCCCGGCAGCTTCTGGAAAGACTGCGCCCACATCTTTGCGCCAGATCGCAGGTCAGCCAATGTATTAGCGAGGAAAAAGGGGGATGAACTAGCAGTCGCCGCTTACAAATTTCGGCGTAAGCTAGTCCGTATCTTCTGGTCGATGTCGGAGGCTGATAGACCTATTCCGATTCGACCGAAAGCAAGCTCAAAAGTATGCCAAACAGGAGGCAATTTTAGCATGAACACCTCAACCGAACTGCAAATCCCGAACGGTATTTGGATGGGCGGAAGGATAGAACTAACCAAGCCCCTCTATAACGCCCTAGGCGAGATGATCGACAGCGACAAACCTCAAGGTTTAGTCACAGCTAGCGACTCGATCCAGTTCTGGCTTAACCCTGCCGCTGTAGAGCTTTTTCAGCTCCCCTCCCTTGAAGCGGCAGTGCCCAGAGACACGACCCGCGACTGGCTCCCATCTGACTTGGAACGCAAACGCCAAATGATTCGCGACGCCGGGGAACGGGCTTTCGAGATTGAATACACCAGTCTCGTTGGTGATGGAACTTGGAAGCGGTTAGTAAACAGCTATCGGTTAATCGACAACCGTTACCTGATCGGCATGAACATTTCTTCTGAGTCCGTCCAAGCCCCAGCAGGTGTTGGAAACTAAAACCGCGACGCATCGCGGTTATCTCAAAAAAAAGCGATCGCACCCATTAAAGTAGCGATCGCTTTTTGTTTTTCCGTACCTTAGGGCAATTTTTGTGTGTGGCTAGTTTTCCACTGCGTCTAAACTCATACCAATCCGCTTGTCGATGCAGCTTATCCAGTCATTCAACTCAGGATCAAATTGAGCAAGCTCTAAGATCGCGCTCATGCGTTCAGCATTTTCATCTGTCAACGTCTCAAGAGAAGCTAGCCTAGTGTATTCGTCAACAAATTCTTGCAAAGCTGGATGCGCTTCTGGCGGTTTTGACTTCATCTTTATTTATTGAACTCTTCACCAAGGAATGTTTTTGAGCGAGAAAACGTGACTGAATTTCCGCGCTATTTTCTCATTGGTCTAGCTGTCGCTGGGTTTAAAATCCGCGAATTAGGTATTGGCTTGGGTATTGACCGAACCATCTTCATCCACTCAGGGCGACCAAACACATAATGAGTGTTGTCGTTCCAGATAACCAGGTCGTTTTTCCCGTCAGAGCCTTGGTACAAATCATCCGATAACTCACCAGGAGCAATCTCAATCACATATCCATGCTCCCAATAATCAGAGCCGTGGACAGCTTGCATGGGTTCAATCTCGCTTGCTTTTTGTTGGGCATCTTCTTTTGTTTGGCAGAAGCCATGAATAGATAAGCAGAGGGCGTATGCGTAAACCGTATCAGCATTGATTGCCATTGCTATTCACCTAAGAACTGTATACACTTATAGTAGTTAACTGTATACAGTTTGTCAACCATGAATTTCTACGTTGTTTTAGGGCGCTCAAATCACCCAATATCTAACGACATTTTCAGTGAAGCTGATATAGAAGAAATGAAAAAACTGCCTCAAGCTATCCACTGGTCATTTGTTCCGGTTAACGCACCTTGGGAACGAATGCAATGGGCTAGGGGTGGAGGCAGGGGAGAATCACCCTATCCCAAGGGAGAACAGCAGACGACTATCCGAGTCCCAAAAAATATCGCTTACCAAGTCCAGCAGTATGCGGTGTGGCTTTCACGTCAGGGCGTAGAAAATAAAATTGACTAAAACTCTGTAGTCCCATAAGTCATTTCAAAATGACTTATG